AGTTTGGGAATGGAAATAACCTGTTGCATCTAGTTGGACTGAAATAAAAACAGAATATATAGAGTTTCCTTCTTCAGGAGCACTTCCAAGAGTTCAAATTAAATGGACTTCACCAGTTTCAGCAGTAATTATAAGAGTACAATGTTTTCCAATAGACACTACTAGAGAACAAGTTGTATTAAAATCTTTTACAAGTGTTGCTCCATTAGGTGTTGAGGGTGAACATTATTTTGATCCAGATGCTAGAAAAATATATACTTATACAAATGGTGCTTGGGATAATCCAGTATTTCCACTTACATCTGTAATTTATAAAAGAGAAGATGAAAATAATAAATTATATAGATGGGCAGGAAATGCAATGGTTGAGACTGATGAATATTCTTATATTGCATCTAATATTGGTCTTCAAAATTTAACATTTGCACAAGCTCAAAGAGATACAACACAAAAGGTAAATTATTTAAACTATGATTTATCTACAGGTAGAGGAATGTGTACTTGGCAACATAGATTATGTATATATGCTCCAGATAAAGGACTTAATATGTTATTCTTATCTGAGCCTAATAATCCAGCTTGGTTTCCATTTCCTAGAAATGTATCTTTATTCAATGAAAATATAATCCATTGTATCCCTTACTTAGATTATTTATTGGTATTTACTTCTGAAGCTTTATATCAAATAACATTAAGTAAAGATGGAGATACTTGGACAGAAGTATGTTTACAAAAGAATCTTAACATCAATATGTGGGATATACCACTTATTAAAATTATAAAAAATATGGTGTTCTTTAAATCAAACAATTATTACTATATGGTAGTGCCTAGCTCATCATCTACTTCAGGATTAAGAGTTGCACCTATATCAACTAATATAGAACAATTCTTAGATAACTTTGAAGATGCTGTTGAAGAAATAATGTTTGAAGTTTATGATAATAAAACACCTTATGAACTTATAAGATATAAAAATCATGTTAATTATAAGAACATATACAATGTATATACTTTTAAATCTGAAAGAGATTTATATATTAACTTATACTTAATATACAATATAGAAACAAGATATTGGACCACTTATTGTATAGAAAGTAAGACGATGCTAGACAGCTATTTAATTGATGTAGCTGATGTAAACATCTATATGTCTTATACTCCTGTAGTAATAAACGGTCTGATATCTCATGGAATACAATTCCTGAAATATAATGATAAACGACATGACTTCTATATACATCCATTTTTAACACCTGAAGATGATGTAGAACAGATTTGTGAAGACAAACAGTTTATTAAGAATTATCAGTATATAGATACAGGATACAGAGAACACGAATCAGATTTTAAAAAGCGTTATAGAGAACTACAATTTAAACTTAATAACTTTGCTCAATTAGATTTAACATTCTATACTCAATTTTGGATAGATGGTTATCTAAGACAAGATGAGTCAAGTTATAAGATTAACCAAGTTGTAGATCCTCAAGATCCTCGTTATGGAGTTATTACTTATGATAGAAACTTTGAATATCAGCTTAAAACACCATACGAATATATCTATGATGATGACTATGATGTAGCTGAAAAAGTGTTAAGAAGAACAGCTGGACATGCTGCACCAGGTGCTACAATACTTGGTACAGTACCACTTCTAGAAGATGAACAAGGTAGAAAATATATACATAATCCTGCTGAACAAACAGTAGATAGACTAATGTGGAAGTTAGATGTATCAGAATTTCCAGAAACTGTTTATTGGAAAGTTAGATTTCCAGTATCAGGAAAGGGTTATGTACCTAAACTAAAGATGCTTAATATGGATCAAGAAAAATATGAATTATTAAATATAAGCTGGGTATTTAGAAGCTTATATTCTAGATAGGAGGATAATTATGGCAATAAATTTAGAAGACTATATATTTAAAATAATAGAATATGATCCTACCGAAAAACCAAGAGGAGTAGTTACAGCAGACGAGTGGAACACTATTATGCATCTTTTAAAAGAGTCTGCTAACTACAGTGCTAAAGCATTACAAGATCTATTTGGAGATATTTACACTGCTTCTCAACTATCTAGTTCAGAGTTTGGAAATGATGGTTCAAGACTTATAGGATTTGATGGAGCTACACTATTTGGTGGAGCAGATAATGTAAATGAGGCTTTAAGATATTTAAAAGAACAAATGGAAGGTATCACTTTAGGAAGTATAGCAGATGGTTCTTTAACATCTGAAAAATTAGCACCAGATATTAACTTAACAGGAACTCCAACAGTAAATAATATTCCAATACTTACTCGTAATGACATAGATACATCAGTAAATGCAAATTCAACAGATACTAGAGTACCAAGTTCTAAATGTGTTTATAACTTATCTATTGGAAAACAAGATAAAATAACTTATGGTACAGCAGTTCCAAATGCAAATACTCCAGGTACTATTTATTTACAATATATGGCTTAGGGGGTGTTAAGTATGCCATCAAAAACTGGAAATATAATTGACCAAATGAATTGGCAAGAACGTAATGGTAATTGGGTATATCATCACGATGCTAATATACATTATACTAGTGCTACTTATTATGTATCTAGAGCAGATTCTAAATCTACTAGAGTTTCAGGATATATTGATTTAACTAGTAGAATAGGTTTTAATAGTTCTTTAAGTCATTACTATGGTAAATTACAATTAAAATTAGAAGATGCTAACTATAATACTATAGGTACAGACCCTGGTCCTGATGATGATAACTTTGTTGATATTCAAGATTCAGGTGAATTAGGAACTACAACAAGTTCTAGATTACATTTTGAAACAGATTGTAATAGTGATAAATTAGTTATTAAACCTCATTATTGGTGTTCACATGCTTATGAGGCTTCTATAGGATGTAATAATGATACTGGTAATGATGTTTATTATGGACTTGATATAACTATAGATGTTCCACCTTATAATCCATATACTCCACCAGGATCAATTACTAATTTAAGAGTAAATAATGTTACAGCCGCTTCAGTAAATAATCAAAGTGATAATATTAATCTTACTTGGTCAGCTCCAAGTGGAGGTACAGATGGTATATCTGGTTACAGAATATATTATAAGACTTCAGGAAATTATATTGAGCTTGGAACTACATCTAATACATCTTACACAACAAAAATAGCTAATATAAATAATACTATGGCAAGAGATACTACAATCTCATTTAAAGTAATACCTTACAATGCTAAGGGTTCTGGAGGAGATAGTAATGTTGTAACTTGTAAGTTTAATAATGTACAATGCAATTTAAGTAAAAATTCAGTTACTCATTCTTCAATAAAAGTAAACTGGTCAAGTCAAGTTCAAATTAAAAAAGTAGAATATAGTATAGGTAGTGGATGGGTTTCACAAACTGTTAGTGCTTCTTCAGGAGTTATTGAAATTACTGGACTTAATCCATCAACAGCATATACTGTTAATGTTAAATTAACAGCTGACTCTCATGAAGGTGGTACAGCAACCAACTCTATTACATTAACTACAAATGCTATTACAGCTAGAGCATCAACTTCAAACCTAGAATTAACAAGTGTAAGAATTAATTGGAATTGTGATGTAAAAGTTAAACAAGTTGAATATAAATTAAATAACAATAATTATAAAGTTGCAACTACTGGAATTAATAGTACTTCAGGATCGTTTGTAATTACAGGACTTACTTATAAAACAGCTTATACAGTACAGCTTTCATTAGTCACAAATGTAAATAATACAAGGGTTAGTTGTTCTACTTCATTTACTACACTTGATATAGCTAGAATAACTGAATATCCAACAACCTGGAATATAGATGATGCTGGAACTATTAAAGTAAAATTACCAAATACTTCTAATGCAGCATATGCTTTTAGTATAAGTTATAAAGGAACTGAAGTTGTAAGTAGATCTAATATAACAATTACAAATAATCAATACACATTTAATTTAACAAATCAAGAAAAATTATATATTTATAATATTACAAATTTAGTAAGTGCACCTAAAGTTAAATTAAATTTAAAAACATATCAATCTGTACATATAGGTACTGATTCAAAAGAAACCACACTTGCTTTTAATACTAAAGCTTGGGTTAAAGTAAATGATACTACTTGGAAAAGAGCTTTAGTATGGCTTAAAGTAAATGGTCAATGGAGAACTACAACCCCTTGGGTTAAAGTAGGTTCTACTTGGAAAAAGATTTAAGGAGGTATAAAATGGCAATTAATTTAGATAACACAATATACAGACCTGAAGAACAACGAAATGGTCTTATAAGTTATATACTTCGTTTAATAGATGGTAAAGCAGATGAACATCATACACATGTAATTGCTGATATACTAGATTTTTATGATCATAATCATGACGATAGATATTATCTTCGTGATGAGCATGAGCTTAAATTATGGTATTCAGGAAATGGTACACCAGATAGAGAACTTGGTTATGATGGAGATTTTTATGTAGATACTTTAAATGCTTATATTTGGAAAAAAGATGGAGAAACTTGGGTACAACAATTTTCTATAATGGGACCTAAAGGAGATCCAGGTCCTAGAGGTATCCAAGGTCCAGAAGGTCCAGAAGGTAAACAAGGTCCTAAAGGATTACAAGGTAATCCAGGTGTACAAGGTCCTAGAGGTTTACCTGGAGCTGATGGAGAGTCTGCATATACTTCTGCTCGTAAAGGTGGATTTACAGGAAGTATAGAAGACTTTTATGAAAGTCTATCATCAATAGGTTATGTAAATGAAGTATTAGATGAAATAAATGGGGAGGTGGTATAGATGGCTAATACAACAGAGGATAAGTTAAACTTACTTAAACAATCAAAAACAGATATGTTTAATGCTATAAAAAATAAATTAGAACCTCAAGGAGAGTCTATACCAGAAAACACTCCTTTAAGTGATTATGATGTATTTATTAAAAAAATAAAAAGTACAATAGATACTTCAGATGCTACTGCTACAAGTGGAGATATACTAGATTCTAAAACTGCATATGTTAATGGGCAGAAAATAACAGGTACTATACCTAATAATGGAGATATAGTTATAACTCCTGATGTTGTACCACAAATTATTCCAGAAGGTTATATATCAAGTGGTTTAATAGATGCTGTAGCATTACAAGCTAAAACCGTTAATCCTAGTACTTCTCAGCAAACAGTAAACCCAGATAGTGAATATTTAGGACTTAGTAGAGTTACAGTAAATCCTGTAACAGCTAGTATTGATAGCGATATACAATCTGGAAATATTAAAGCAGGAGTTAATATACTTGGTGTTGATGGTAAACAATCAGTAGTAGATACTTTTGATGCTACTGCTGTAGCAGATGATATTATTAAAGATAAAACAGCATATGTTAATGGTTCTAAAGTAAATGGTAGTATGTATGTAGAATATAATGAGGTATCAAACGGCATGGAACTTAAAGACATTACTGGAGGTAATACAAGTCCTAAAATATTCTGTATAAACACTACTTATAATTTAGCAATAACAATTAGTGCTCAATATACAAAAGTAGCTACTGTATATGATTTTACAAATAATCAATTTGGAAGTGTATTAGATTCATTTACAATTACTAGTGGAGATAATATAGCTGAAGCTAAATTTAGCTTTGGATTAAATAATCACGGTAACTTAAATGTATTCTTTATAAATAGAAGAGGCAGAGAAAATTATAGTGCTCAATGTTTGGAATTTAATGTCAATACTAAAAGATTTTTAACAAATACACTTGCAACTTATACTGAAAATACTGCATGGTGGCATTATGCAGTACATGCAAATCCTAATAACCCAGCACATTTTATAGTAACTAATAAAGACAATGTTGATTCATTTGTAAGAAGTTTTGTATATCAGAACTATACATTAACTAGACCATCATATTTTAGTGGAAATGGATTTAGTGCATTATTAGATGCTCATTTTAATGAACAAGGCACTTACTTTCTATGTTTTGGTGATAGTAAAACTAGTGTGTACTCTATTAGTAGTGGTGGAACATTAACCAGAGTTATCAATAAAGTTTCAGATATAACTAAACCGACTTTATGGAGAACTTATTATCTTGATGGAAGTTCTTTATATAATATTTCAGGAAGAAGTTATGTTAAATCATTTGGCAGTTTATTTTCAATAACAACATCTGACTGGTCTTACACATATAAAGATTATCTAGTTGTTATTAAAAATTACACTTCTAATCCTGTTTTAAATGTCTTTTATTTAAACCCTAGTACATTAGAAGCTACACAAGTAATAAGAAATGTAGGTATTACATTTTCACCAGTTAGAAATTGGGGAGGAGATGCAAATAATAATAACTTTACAGGATCACCATATTATCCTCAATCTAATGCTACAGAATATATTTTAAATATAAATACTAATATAGGATATAAATTAGAGCCTTTAGCAGTTCAATATATTCCTCAAAAAATTATTCATAAAAATGCTACATTAGTTAATGCAGAAGATACAACAGCAATAGCAAGTAATATATTATCAGGAAAAACAGCATTTAACTCTACAGGAAGAATAACTGGAACAATGGCTAATAATGGAATGAGATATGTAACACCTTCTGCTTCTACTCAAACACTTCCTTCTGGATATTATTCAATGTTAAGAATATATGGAGATTCTGATTTAGTAAGCGATAATATTAAAAATGGAGTAAATATTTTTGGAGTAACAGGAACATATCAAGGTATAGATACTTCAGATGCAGATGCAGTTGCAATAAATATAAGAAAAGATAAAACTGCTTATGTAAATGGAAGTAAAATTACAGGTACATTACCAGTAATAGTATATCCAGTTGACCCATCGGACACATCTACTACACATAATTGGAACTATCAATTTACAGCAGGAACTGCTGGTTATACCACAACAAGAGAAGGTACAGACTATTTAGTTGGAACAAGTCAAATAGCTGGTAATGATGAACCAGATAGCTGGATGTTTGAAGGTAATAGAAAAATGAAATTAGGCATACCTTTTAGTGTTGCGGCAAGTATAATTGGTTTAACATCAAATAAAATAAAGAAAGATGAAGTAGTGCTTGGAGTAACTGGAACTTATGAAGGTTCTAGTAGTATTATAGAAGAAAAAGATGTAAACTTTTATGATTACGATGGAGTTTTATTATATTCTTATAGTGCAAGTGATTTTGTAAATTTAACTGCTTTACCAAGTAATCCAAGTCATACAGGATTGACTGCACAAGGTTGGAATTGGACTTTATCAGATGCTAAAACTTATGTATCAACTTATGGAAAATTAAATATAGGACAAATGTATGTAACAGACGATGGTAAAACAAGAATATATATACATTTAGAAGATGGAAGATTAGAACCATATTTAGGCTTTATGGCACGAGGTACTATTTCTGTGGATTGGCGGAGATGGAAATACTCAGGATATAGTAAGTACAACAAGTAATGATTATACAAAAACTAAGCATGTTTATTCTACTGCTGGGGATTATATTATTACAATTACTTTTAACGGCAATATGACTATTGGTGGTGCAGGGGCTGGTCCATATCTAATTAGTAATAACGCAAATACTACTCTTGAAAATACTGCATATTATAATTGTGTAACAAAAGTAGAACTTGGAAGTAACATCACAATATCATCTTACGCGTTTGCTTATTATAAACATTTGGAAAGTGTAAATATTCCACCTATAAATACTACTATTCCTTATTATGCATTTACTAGTTGTATCGCTTTAAAAGGACTAGTTATACCAAATCTAGTTAGTTCTGTTAGGTCTATGTGTATGCAAAGTTGCTATGCGTTAGCTTGTTTGTGTATACCAAAAAGTTTAACTACACTGGATACAAGTTGCTTTAGTTCTTGTTATAATTTACGTAGTATTACATTATCAGATAGAATCACTTCTATACCTCGGAAACTCATTAATGAGTTGTTATCAAGTTAAACATATAGTAATTCCAAATTCAGTGACATCTATTGCAGCGTTAGTTATGATGAGTGATTCAAGTTTACAAACAATAACTATACCAAGTACAGTAACGAGTTTACAAAATATGCTTTTTCAAGGTTGTGAATCATTAATGTCGATAAACCTTCCTAATACAATAACAAGTATAGGTAGTAGTGTATTTAGTGGTTGTAAATCTCTGGTATCTATACAAATTCCTAAAAACGTAAGTACAATAAATGCTTCTACATTTAGTGACTGTAACAGTATGAAATATATTAGTTTTGAAAATCATACTACAATTCCTACATTAGCAAACACAAATGCTTTTACAAATATTCCAAATGATTGTAAAATAATTGTACCAGATGATTTATATACCAGTTGGATAGCAACTACGAATTGGTCAACTTATGCAAGTCATATTATTAAAGTGAGTGATGTATAATTATGAAAATAACTGCAAAACTTATAATAACAATAATTATATGGAGTTTATTGACTATGCTAGTCTACGAACTAGCAGTCAATGACTTCTTACATAAAGATAAAGTACTTCTTGAACAAAGGATAGAAATTTTAGAAAACAAAATATTATAAAGGAGAAAAATATGGAAGGAATAATAGCTTCATTAATTACAGGCGGTTTAGCATTGCTTGGTGTTATAATTACAAATATAATGAGTAACAGAAAGATAGAAAATCAATTAGATAAACAACAAGGAATTACAGATACAAAGTTAGAAGAACTAACAAGAGAAGTAAGAGCACATAATAATTTTGCACAAAGAGTTCCTGTTATAGAGGAACAAATTAAAGTAGTAAACCATAGAGTTGAAGACTTAGAAAAGAAAATAGGATAGGAGGAATTAGTAATGGCTTATAATTATTATAATCCAAACCAACCTATGATAAACCAATTAATGAGACAAAAGGATAATATAGAAAATCTTCTAAACCAATACACACAACCTCAAATGCCTGTACAAAATATTATTAATACAGCAGGTATAGAGTTTGAAGCTAGGATATTAGGAGATGATGAACAACTTGAAAATATTTTAATAAATAAGCGTACTATGTTTTTGGATAAGAAAAATAAAAGGGTAGCTATTAAAGAGCTTGATGGTAAGATAAGCGAAGAATATGAGATAGTAATTCCTTTAGATGAAAAAGACAAGAAGATATTAGAACTAGAAAATAAAATAAAAAGTATGGAGGAAATTATAAATGTTAAACTTTCAAAACCTATTGAGTCAGATGGCAAACTCGAGCAATCCGTTTCAAATGATAATGTCAGCTCTAAATCCTCAACAAAAACAAATCATAAATCAGTTCCAATCTCAGAGTAACCAACAACAGGCTGAAATAATAGCTAGAAAATGTAATGAGTTAGGCATTTCTAAAGAACAACTTGCTCAAATTATGAAGAGCTTTAGATAAAGATATTATAGCCACCATTCGGCTTGAAAGAATGGTAACTATAAATTTTTATAGTTGTTTATAAGAAAGGATAACAGCTATGGAAACTGGAAACGCATTAAGTGCTAGCGATGTAATGGCTCTTGCAGGAAACAGAGATAACTTTAATGGTGTTGGTGGATTTATCCTATTATTCATCTTCCTAATGGCTATCTCAGGAAATGGCTTTGGATTTGGTAATAATACAGGAACTGCTTTAGGTCTAGCTGACATACAAGCAAGTTTATATAACCAAACTCAAGATGCTAACTCAAGAACACTACAAGCTGGTCAAGCAAGCATTACAGATGCAATCTTAAATAGTAAGTATGATACAGCTTTAATGATGAAAGATGCTTCTCAACAACTATCTAATAGTATTACTGGTATTTCTAATCAAATATCAAATCAAACAAATACAATACTAGCTGCAATAAACCAAAGAACTATAGATGAGTTAAGAGATAAACTAGCTACTACAAGAGATGCTCTATCTAATGCTAATCAAACAAGCATAATAACGAATGCAATTACAGCTCAAACAAATGAGATTCTAAATGCACAAGGTCGTTATTATCTAAACCCACCATGCTATCAAGGTTGTGGTTGTGGAAATTCCCTATATTAATATAGGTTGACTTATAGCAGTACCGACCTATATTGTGTCGGTACTGTTTATTTGAAAGGAGAATAATTATGAACTGTGATACAATTATTGTCAGTAATGTTATTACTAATACAGATACAGTTGTATTAGTACCAAACAAAGCAATTAAAAATTTAATTAATACAGGAAATTATAGACTTATTATAGCTTGTAATGTTCCTGAAGCTACAAGTAATTTTCCTGTAGCAATCCAAGTTGGAGAAAATAATATACCTGTACTTTGTAAATATGGAAATGAGTTACTTGCAAATCAACTAAACAAAAGAGTAAACTATCCTTTAGGATATGGAAATCAAAATCCAAATTATACTAATGGTCAGTTTGTTATTACTTCTTGCAACTGTATAAATGCTAGAGGTACTGAGACTACTACAACTGAACAAGGAGGTTAATATGCATATTAAAGAATATATAAATCAAATAGTTAATACTGGTAAACATGAGGATATGGAGGCTTTATCAAATCTATTAGAAAATGCCATAGTAAAAATTAAAGCTTATGATAAAGATTGTTTTAATGAGTACAAAATTAAACTTTATGAAATTGCTAATGGTAAAACACTAACTAAAGATATGGCTGAATATTGGGTTAACTCAATGGTTCCAAAAGCTAAATGGGACTTTAATACTACTTCATTAGTCAGAAGACAATATAATGTAGGAGATATAGATGAAATATCTTTCTATGTAGTAATGAATATGTTATACAGTGATATGCATAATATACTAGGAGAAGGCGATAATGAAGAAGACGTAAGAAAATATATTCAAGCAACTAGAGACTGGCTAAAAGATGAAGATATAGCAGAAAATAAATTATATAATTATTGGAGATATGTAGCTCAACACTAGAGTTAAAAGCAATACAGGACTACATAAATCTTAAAACTGTATTGCTTTTTTCGCTTTTATATGGTATATTAAAAGTAGAAAAATATACGAATTTTAAGGAGGAGATTATATGAGTAACAAAGTTTATGATAGATTAAAAAATATTGCACTTATAATAATACCAGCATTAACTATGCTATGGACTACAATAGGAGAAACTTGGAACATTCCTTATACTACACAAGTTGCTAAAACTATCTCAGCAGTAGGAGTATTTTTAGGAGCATCTCTAAAAATCTCTACTTACTATTATAATAAAAAGAAGGAGGAAAAGAAAAATGCTTAATGTAAAACAAAGACAAATGAATTTAAAATTCTTAGGATACTATGGTGGAAGAATAGATGGTATCGTAGGAAATGGTACAATATCAGCTTACGAAGAGTTTCAAAGAGATTATGGACTTAAAGTAGATGGTATATATGGACCTAAAACAAATGCTAAATTAATTGAAATAATTAAAGCAGAACAAAAAGCACTTGGCGTTCCTCAAGATGGTATTGCAGGACCTATAACTGTAAATGCTAAAGATAATCAAAAGATAACTTGGGATACTATTAAGTATTTCAAAGAAGGAGAATTTACATGTCAATGTGGATGTGGATTAAACAACATAAATCTAAAACTAGTCGTTGTATTAGATAAAATAAGAGCACATTTTGGTTCTGCTGTACTTATAACAAGTGGTTGTAGATGTAGAAAACATAACGAAGAAGTTGGAGGAGTTCCTGAAAGTAGACACATCTCAGGAAAAGCAGCAGACTTCTATGTAAGAAATGTTGCTAAATCTAAAGTATTAGCATACTGTAAAGAATTAGTAAATCAAGGTGTATTAAGATATGCTTATACTAATAGTACAAATATGCGTAATGCTATTCATATTGATATATTATAGGAGGTAATATATGGCTACTTACGATAATACCTATTCTAGTCAATTTAAAATAACTCCTGCAAATCCACTACTTAGAGGAATGTCAGATAATTATAGTAATGATGGACAAACTAATCTAGGTGGATATGGTTTAGGAAATATATATGAATTAGATTATGACAGAAATAAAATAGAACAGATCTTTAATCAAGGCACAGATGCTCAATATGCATTAATGCAAAAAGAAGCACAAGTTGCTGAGAATAATTATGCTAATCAACAATTTCAAAATCAATTCAATACTATGGAAGCATTAAGAGCTCAAAGAAATGAACAAATTGCTTCAGGAATGGCAAGAGGAATTAATGCCGCTTCTGATCAAGCAACAGCACTTGGAGTACAACAAGAAGCTATGAATGGAGCTCTTGAACTTGCACAAAATAGACAAATGCAAGCTGATCAAATTGCAGCTGAATATGCTCAAAATGTTGTTAAAGCATTACAAGAAGCTAACTCAGTTAAACAAGCAATGGCTAATGTTGCTGCTCAATTATATGAAGCAGATATGCTTGGATATACTGGAGAACTTTCTGCTCTTGGTCAATTAGATGCTAATGCTTCAGATAGATATGGATACGACTTAGGATTAGAGGGAACTAGATATAATGCTGATAGAGGATTAGAAGGAACTAAATATAATGCTGATAGAAATTATGCTGGAAATGTATATGTAGCAAATAGTAACTTAGAAGGAACAAAATATACTGCTGATCAAAACTATGCTGGAACTAGATATAATGCTGATAGAAACTATGCAGGTGCTGTAGCACAAGCAAATGCTACAAAAGCAGCAGCAAATGCAAGTGCAGCAGCTACTAGATATGCAGCTCAACAACAAGCAGCAGCAACTAAAGCAGCTTCATCACAACAAATGAAGACAGCAATCGAATATGCTTTAGATTGGGCTCAAAATAATAATCCTAAACCAGAAGATCCTAATAGTATTGTTAATACTGCTTATCAGCTTTTAAGAGGTAATGGTTATCCAGATCCTGATGGAGCATTATGGGATCAAGTAGATTATATAGCCTATGCTGGATATGGAAAAGATCAAACACACAAAGAATGGGAAAAGAACCGAGCAAAAGAAGCACAAAATAAATAGAGGAGGTATTAAGTATGGCTTATACTAAACAAAGATATGTTAGCAATTTAAACGCATTAAATTATTGGTCAGATAGTCTTAAAACTCAAAATAGTTTAAACTATACTAATGTTTTAAAAACAACTCAAGACATGTCTTGGCAAAAACAATTACAAGTTATTAATAACTTTGATTGGAAAACCACACTAAATACTCCTCAAAATAGTATGGGGTTTACAGGAGTCGCTTATAAGTGGACTCCTGATTCTTCTATAAATCCTATGCAGTCTGTAACTCTTTATGATAAAGATAACGATAGCCAAATTAACTCAATAGTAGATGCTGCTGCTATGGCTAATAATCATAATGTTCAACACTCTCATATACTAAATAATGTATTAGATTGGTGGAATACACTATTTAGAGATGATGTAGAAAAAGAGTTTTATTATAAATATAAAGCTGCAACTGGTAAAATACCTAATTTACGTTGGACTATGACAGGACCAACTTCAGAATATAAAGCACTACAAGCTTATAGAAAATTAAAAGAAAATAAAGATAATATAACTTTTGCAGATACAGTAAACTATGGATTCTTAACAAAAGAACAACTTAATCATTATAAAAATAATCCAGACTATATTGTTCCTGAAAATGCTAAAACAATTTACGAAATTACAGATAAATGGGGATATCCAATCTTATCAGGAATTACCTTTAAAAAAGATAATAATGGTAATATTAATATAGTTGGTGATAAACAACAAGGTTTTGGTGGTCGTTATAATGATGGTTCTTATGAGTTTAATACTTTAGGAGATATGCTTGTAGGACACGAAATAACTAAAAAATGGAACAATATAGGTAATGGTTTTAAAAACTTTATTAATGACTCAGCACAAGTCTTATGGGATAGTTCTTATGGTCCTCAATTTAATCCTAATTTAACTCCTGAAATGGCTGGTTATGTTGCATTAAATAATACAATAGTTAATTTAAGTGAAACTATGGATTTAATTAATTTTGTAAAACCTATGATACAAACTATTGCAGATCAATATGATGATTATATACAACAAGGTAATAAACGTGATTTATCAACATTTTTAAAAATATTATACACTAAAGATCAATCACTTATCTTTGAGCGTAGAAGAAATTTAGCTAGATATTATGGAGTAGATATTAATGAATATGGAGAACTATCTGAATCTTATAAAGGTGGAAGACATCAAATAGATTATAATAATGTTTTAGATAAGCTTTTAGGAATAGATTTTGAAGTAAATGTTCTTAGTGATGTTGGAAAAGTTATAAATACCATTGGTACTGTTGTTAATGAAGTAGTAAATATACCTAATAATATACAAGGTACACCTCGTAATGATTTTGGATTAGATTGGGGTAAATGGAATTTTGAAATTAACCTTGGTGATTTAGTAATGGAGATGATTGATCCATCTTCTGTTGCTAATGCTTTATCTGTATCTACAAATGCTGCAAAAGGAGCATCTTTTATAAAACATAACTCAAGAGATCTTGCTGAAGAAATTGTTGATGGATTTTATAAAGGTGTAGATTACAAAACTTTACCTTATGCTGATAGATTACAGCTATATGATTATGTTGAAAGCTATTTAAAAAATCATGCTGATGATTTTGGTACTGCTTATGCAAGAGACTTTGAAAGAGCTATACAAGCACAACACAAAGCTGGAAAGTATTTTCAAGGAGTAGATATTACTTCAGCAAATGCTACAAATAGAGAAATTCAAAATATGTTTTTTAAATTAAACTCTGATTTGGGTGGTACAATAAATCCTAAACTAACACAATTAGAATACAGTGCTTTAAACAAAGCTATAAGTAATGGTATTGTAAGAAATAATGCAAATACAATTTTAACATCTTTAACAGGTGGATTATCAGACTTTGCTTATATTACTTCTCATGGTGCTTTAAAAGCTGTATTTCTACCTGTAGAAGTACCTGCAACAGTGTTAGGAAAAGGATTAAAAAATTTAGCAACTAAGTTAGGTATTCCTGATAAATTTAATAAAGTTGCTGATAGTTTAGTTAATACCGTTAAAACAGAATTTAGAAAAGAATTAGAAAGTACTAAACAAGCTTATAAAGAAATAGTTCAATTAAATAATAGTAAAACAAAAATAAATAATATAGCTATTAGTAGAAAATTAGAACAAATTATTAAAGATAATTTAATATCTTATGATTTTGTAGATAAAGGTTTTCTAGAGTTAGGTGCTACTCCTGATCAAATAATCTCTATACAAACACGAGTCCTTGCCGAAGAAGTTGTTCCTGAAATAGTTGATGTTTTAAAAACTACAGATAATCCTACACAAATTATAGATCAAATACTACCTGTTTTAAATCAATTCTCTAGTAAAAATATTACAGACTTAACTGATTTTATACAGGTCTTAAAAGATATGCAAAAACAATTAATTAAAGAATATAATTTTACAAACTATGGTACAGCTGCATTAACTTCAAGAATGCAATCTAAATATGCTTTTACAGGAATGGAAAATTTAATTAAAGTATTTGAAGATTTAGATCAACTAATTGATGCATTAACAGTTAAAGATACTGCTAAATTTTTAGATGTTGATTCTACTAAACTAAAGTGGGCAGATGAAGTTATTGCTACTTCTGACTGGGCATTAGAAGCAGGTATAACAGGTGCAACTCAAAAACAAACAAGATTTATGTGGGCTTTATCAGAGGCTCAAAATCAAGTTATACAAAATGCTCCTTATGATATCACAGCTACTAAAAAAGAATATACACAAGTTGTTAAAGATTTATTAGGATTTCAAAATTATAATGTTGGAAAATTAGGAACTTATGTATATCAAATTAGAGATGCACTTAAAGACAAACCTAAGTTTGAAAAATTATCTACTGACTTAAAAATTAGAACAGATAGTTTATCTTATTTTGCAAAACAATTAGCTGAAAATCCAGCAACTAATTTATCAGGAACTGTTGAAAAATATGCTTTGTATATACCTAATAATGATACATTTAAAATTTTAGGAATATCAAAAGAATACTATATGGAAAGATATATTCAACCTTTAATGGCTCAATTAACAGATATAGATGAATTAGGATATTATAAAATTAATCCACATAATACTGAAGTACTTGAAAATTTATCTAAAGATGCACCAGTACAATTATATTATGAGATAAAATATACCACAGCAAATGCTATGGAAAACATAGCAGAAATACAAAAATTACTACAACAAATACAAAAATTAAACTTAAATATAGTTAAACCAGACTATACAAAATTTATTAATACTAAAGCATTGTCAGAAGAAATTATAAAAGCTATAGGAATACAAGCTAAAGTATTACATTTTTCAGATCAACAATTACAAGACCTATGGAAATTGGTTGCACCAGAAGTTCCTATTTCACTTAGAATGGACATAGGACATTATTTTCTAAATAGTAATAGACCTACTCAGGAATTTGATACAGGATTAAAAATAACTAATTATAACCAAGAAAGAATAGTAAAAGCCTATTTATCTATGGTTGCTGATAATACTAATAGTGCTACAGCATTAGATTATATAAAAAATATTTATAAAGCAACAATAAATGATAAAGGTAAATTAGTTATACATTATGATTATGTATCAGATATCCAACAAGGACTTAATGAAATGTCTGAATATTTTCTTAAATACAATAAAAACTCTTATGATATTATGCAAGCTGGAAATATTAGATTTGCTAAATTAGAAGAGTATGCAAATAGAAGATATTTATATGATCATAATAGTGGTATAAAATTATTTGAAGAACATCCATTAGCTCATAATTTAATTATGAATATTAATAATATTGATAGTCCTATGTTTAAAACAATTTATGAAGGACTTGGTATTACTAAAGATTCTGATATGTATCATATATTACAAGAATTATATTTTATCTTACAGGGTAAACAAAATATGATTAATCTTGAACAAATGATAAGAACTTCTAAACATCTTGATACTGAAACACAAAAAGCAGTACTCACAGCATTATACTATACTGACACACAAGACTATTATGATATAGCTTTAAATCCACGCAATACATCTTCAGGAAGTTCTTTAGATGCTTGGAAACAAGCTGTATTACAGGATATTACTGACTATTTAGGATTTACTAATTTAGATTATGAGAAAGATAATTTATATAGTTTATTAAAAAAATATAATATTCCTATAGATAAGCAAAAAGTAACAATTATAAATAAAGAAGAAGAAATTCAAGTTCCAACATCATCTGGTTTATCTGATATTGAACAAGTAGGAAATAAGCTAGTAGAACTAATTCATACAATTAAATCTCAAGATAAAAATTATAAAAAAGAAAATATAATTGTACTTGCTATGAATAATACACAAAAAATAGGTGGATATCCTTTTGAATTTAATATAAGTGTATTAGGAGAAGATGGAAAAGGACATACATTAGCAACAAGTAAAATCAATTACTATAGTTTTAAAAACGCTTTAGATGCATTGCCTCTTACAACACAGCTTGCATCAAAATATTATTATAAAGATAAAGATGAATTTTTTGATACTTATTTATGGCATTCTTTTTATACAGATTTCTCTAATCCAGATCTTCCAGAAAAGACTATAGATAAAGTACTATTAGAATTATATGAAGTATTAACAACTCTATCATTAAGTGCAGAAAAATCAAATGTTGAAAAAATAAAAATTTATGGATTTGGTAATAAACAAGATATCATTAATCTTCGTTCAGCTATTAATAGATTTGGATTACCAGCTGAATTTGATAATGTATTAGATCGTTTAGAGTTTGTTGATTTTTTAAATGAAGAATATAGACCTAGTCAAAATAGTTCTTTTAAAACATTGTCTACTGAAGCTACTAAAGAAATAGATAATATACTAAACTATTATTTTAATAATGCAAAAGCTAATCAAAAAATTGCTAATAATTTACAACGTAGGGTAAAAATGGCAGATGGACTAAATACTGAAGCTATGCAAAGATTATCACCATATATAGAAAGTTATATGGCTAAAGCTGCTTTAATATATGCAGATACAAGTGCTGGTAAATTAGCTATTAATGCTTTAGCCAATATAGAACACTTTTTTGATATAGACACATCTATGTCAAATGAAGTTAAATCTTTAATATATAGTGGTTTAAATCAACTTCTTACAGATTTTGCTAATGATACTCGTAATATAGATAAAACTAATAATTATTTTAAACATCATTTTACAGATCATAATTTTATTAGTGAGCCTGAATTTTTAAGAATGGTTAGTGAACAAACCAATATACCTTTTGATACTGTACTTAATTCAACTACACAAGTTTATAATGCAGTAGTAAATGCTACATTAACATTTGGTGAAAAGAATTTTAAAACAGATTTATTAGGAGTACTTGATGTTTCTAAATTAAATAATATAAACAGATCTTCAGCAGTAGCTATTATTGAAATTGCTGAAGCTATTAATAATGAAGCTAGTAGAATAAAGAATGCTAGACCATTAAATAGTCTATTACAAAAACATATGTCTAAATTTATAGGAGTTATGAAATCAGAATCAACTGCACAAGCTTCAATATTAAAATCAGATTTATATATGTATTTAAAAGAATATCATGCTAATCCTAAAGAGACTTGGGCAACAATAGTTCAAATTAAAAATAGTTTAGAATATCGTATGTCAGTAACACCTAAAGATACTGAAGAATATGAAGCTTATAATGCTTTATATACAAAATATAAAGAATTATTAGATAAATATTCAGATATAAAAAATCTTTTAGAAGATTCAACAGAATTATATGAGCCTTTAATAAATTGGGATGGAACAACAAATTTAGATAAATTTAAGTATAATGCTTATATAGATTTACCATATCAATTAAAAGTACAAAAAGCAATGGAAGATGTTACTAAATCAGAATATGTACTTTCAGATATGCTTAAACATTTAGAACGAGCAAGAGAAATGAATTTTTCTAAAGCTATAGAAGATTCTTTTGAATATGTAAAAACTCCTTTAACTGAACTTCATAACTATTTAGTAAAGTTAAAAAAGAGTAAACCTGAAGAAGTTAAAAGAAAAATGGATGTTTCAAAAACACTTAAAGAAGCTCTAGATGTTATGGCAACAGTAAGAAGATTACAAATGCCAGATGAAGTATTATTAAAATATCTTATTGCAAATACTCCTGACAGATTCTTTTTAGTAAACATTCCTGAATCAATACAAGAAGGTATTGTAGCAGATTATGCTGAAGTTTATTTAAACTTTTTAAAACGAAAAGAAGATTTACAAAAAATAGGTATTAACTTAACAGAACATCCAGATGAAGGTGTTTTAGAAATTTCATTAGATTATGACATGTATTCTAGTTTAATTAAACAAAATAAAGACTATAACACACAAGGAGTAATAAAATATAAATTTAATAATGAAAAAGTAGCACCTATCATTTTTGATGACCTTACTCAGGAAGAACTAAATATACTTTATACTATTACTCAGGACAAACAAACTGTAGATGAGTTATTACAATTAAAAAGAAATTTTGAAGAAATAGAACCTACTTTAGTTGGTAATGTTGGTAACTTATATTCAGAATTATTTTGGGAACAATTTAAAAATACAGAGTTTGCTCAATCTTTAAAAGCTATTAAATGGATACAGAATAGACCAAGTTGGGATAAAGGAACATTATATAATGAATGGAATTTAGGAACATCTCAAACAATAAATAAAATACAACCAACATCTCCAAATATGATAAATGTTTTAATAGGTTTAGGCAATAGACTTTCAAAAAGTCATGAAGATTATGCTGAAGTATTAGATATGTTCTTAAATAACTCTTCAGGATTTTCTTTTAAAGGTAATATTTTAAAAGGAATGTCAAATGAAGAAATTAATGAAATGTTAAAGAACAATCCTGATATGAGAATCTTATTACCTGTTCAGGATAAATTATTTAACAGTAAAAAAGCTTCAGGGGGAGTTCGTTTAACTACAATTAATGAAGTAAATAAAACTACTAGAAAACAATTAGAAGACGGTGGTGGATTAATAGTTCCTTTTGATATTTATAATTTTGCATTACATCATGTTAATAACTTTAGATATGGTAATTGGCTTACATCATTACAAGCTAAAGTTGTAAGTAGATGGAAAGTTTTACAAATTATATTTCCTGGAACACAAATAAGAAATGCTATTGATACTCCTTTAAAAACATTTGGAGCTGTAGAAGATTTTAATATGTTTCTTACAAATGAAGCTTGGGCTATTGTTAACATTAAAAACTATGAACAAATTATGATGGATATAAAACAAGCTTATGGACATATAGATGATAGATTAATTGATTTATATTTTCAAGGTAGAATTAAAGGCACTCCTATAATGTCTAGACAAGCATTTAATATTTTAGATAGTTATTATAGAGTTGTTGGAGAGACTATTGATGATGATGTTAGTTTCCTTCAAAAAATTTTAGCACCAACATCTTATACTGAAAAAATAAATCGTATTGCATTATATAAGTCTTTTATGGACCAAGGCTATACTACTTCAGAAGCAGCTGATCATTTTTCTAATTTAATACATTTTGATTATACTACAAAAAATAGAACTGAAGCGTATGCTAAATTTATATTTCCATATTGGACTTATTTAACTAGCCAATTAAGATGGTTTCTAGAGCATTTTATAAACCAACCAGAACTTGTTAGATTTTTTATAAAAGCTTATGAAAATCATTGGGAACAAGATGATAGGTTTAATAATGAAAATGCATTTGGATTAAAAGATAATTTTCCAAATAATTCTGTATTATATACTAAATTTAATGGATTATTACTTGATAAAGATTCTAAATTAACTTTTAAAGGCAATCCTTCAATGTGGGACTCTCTAAATTTATTTGCAAATCCTGAACAAGAAATAGCTTCTAAATTAGCAGTTCCTGTACAAATAGTATATAATACTATAATGGAAGCTGTTGCTACTAGTGCTACTAAAGATAATGCTAATTTATCAATATTACAACAATATATTAAAAATGCTTATGCAACTTATGATACAAAAACTAAACATTCAAATACAGGTATAGCTTGGGTAGATTCATTATATAATTGGATGCAAGATAATAGAAGTACTAAAGCTGGTGGTGGTAATTACTCAGTTCAAAGTATGTCTAAAGGAAAATATAATCTTATATCTTCTTTAGCACAATTAGTTCCATTCTTAGGAAGTGCTTTAACCAAATTTGAATCTGGTGTAAAGAATTTTCAAAGATCTGGTAAATGGGAAGATTTAATGTTACCTTCACTATTTGGAGCAATACAAGATAAAATAACTTATGAACATAAAGATTATTATTATCCTACTAAATCTTATGTACGAACTACTAATACTAAACCTAGAAAAGCTTATACTAGAAAAACTTATATTAGAAGACCTTATGCTAGAAGGTCATATGCTAAAAAGACATATCCTAGAAAAGTTATAGCTACAAATCCAAGACCAAATCAAACTGTTTACTATAAGCCTGGTATGTATAATAATTTAAAAGTATATTATAATAACTTTAATACAAAATATTATAATACTTTAAAGACTTCTAAAGTTCCATCAGGTAATAGAACTTATACTAGATTAATGTCTAATGCATTATATCCAAACAGAATGCACTATATTAGAAATCATTATACTAAATTACAATCTATACCACAATATTTACATTCTTATAATGGATTAACTAGAACTGGTAAGTCAAAATTACTTAGCTGGATGAATATGAGTACAAGATATAAAGTAAAAACAACCCTAAAAAGGCAAGCACGTGCTAGGTCGCTTTACAGTAAAGTCTAATGAATTTAGTATATTTAGACAACAAGTTATATGTCTCAAATATAAAAACGGCTCTGAGGGCATCCTCGTAAGCCGTTTTTCTTATATTATTTAGAATTGCATCACATTCCTTCAATTTTTCTATCTGGATTTAATTGCATCACTTCATTCCACACTTTATATCCTTCTGTAATTAATCTTGATTGAACAAATGGATCACGATGAACAAAAAATGTATATATTTTCCAATCTTTATCAAATAAAACAGATAGATATCCATACTCACTATTAAGTGCCATCATTTCTTGTTGAAGCTGAGTATAATAATAAGGCGGTATTCCATATTGTAATGCTTTAGTTTCTATTGTATTTATTTCTGACATAGCATAATTTGGTGGTAAAGTTGTAAATCCATCATCTTCAGAAAAGAATGCTTTATTAGCATCATAATGTTTTTGTCCATACATAGTTACTACTTTAATTTCTACAGGAAAATATTTATGTGATGCTCCTTCTGGAGTTTTAGCAACACCATCAAAGTTCATAGTTAAATATGGATACTCTTTAAACCTATACATGTCTTTTGGTTTAAAAATATTTATATTTAAAAACTTAGAAGATTTATCTATAATTAAAGGTTCAAGATCTCTACCTTTTCTAACTGCTACTTTATCACTAACTTGTTTTTCTTCTTCAGTAAGACCTTCTCTAGCTTTTTCCTGAATAAGTTCTGTTCTACTTTTATATGGATTAACTCCAAGTACCATAGAACTATCAGATCCTCCTAATCCATTTTTTCTTAGTTCAGCAAATGCTTCATTACTTTCAGCAATTACTTCATCTATATTTGCTATTTCTATTTTAATAGGTAAACCTGTTAAATCTAAAGCTTCTATATTTTCATCTTCTATAGCTTGTCTTACTTCACCATCTTTAAAGCCATATTCTAATTCTAATTCTAATTTATCATCTTCCATTTTAATCTCCTTTCTGATTTTCAAATGTAGCAAAATGTACTGCATGTCGCATACTATCTCTAGTATGCTCACACACTTCCCAACGCTGTCCTTTCTTTTTTAAATATCCTTTATATGCTAATATTTCATCTGTCCATCTAGATTTTACTAGACCAGCATTTTGCATCCAATAAGGTATATTATGTTTATAACACCAATGTTGTATAATTCCTATAAGTTTAGATGTTTCAAAACGACTATTAATTTGTTCTTGAGCTTTATTAGCATATAATAAATAATCTTCTATAACTATAATAGTTTTATCTGGTTTGCCTAATCGTTTTCCTCTAGCAGAAAATATTATTTTATTTAAAAGTTCTAAATGCTTGTCCCAATATGCCTCTGCACAACTAAATCCATTTGCTTGGATTACTCCTTTATCTATGAATTTATTTTCTGCTGCGTGAAATACAGAATATCCTGTAGTACCTTTGCCTTCTCTATATGAGCCTGAAGGATCTAATGCTATTATCCATTTATATTTCATTATTCTCCTCCTAATAGTTTTCTAATTTCTTCTGGATCAGACATATCTTTTTTCTCTGCCCAAGTTGTATTAGATACTGCTATTTCAGCAACGATTGGAATATACCAACCGTCTGTATTTTCCATTATTCTCTTAAACTCAAATATCTCATCTATCTCATCTTCAGGAACTATAAATAATAGTTCATCATGTATTTGAAACATAAGTTGAGTTTTTAATTTTTTATCTCTAATATACTTATCTATTGCTATTATTTTTTCTTTTAAATAATAAGCTGCACTTCCTTGTACTAAAGTATTTATAAGCTTATGTCCTGTAAGTCCATAATATTTAATACCTTGTAAATTACTTGTATGGTCATAATTATTTGCTCTATCATAACAATAATTATGATATGTTTTTACTCCTGGAAATGCTTTATAATAAGCATCATTTATTTTAGTTATTTCTTCTTCTGTTTTATCAGGAAACATCATTCTGATTTTACCACGCTGTGCTCCATAATTTTTAGCAAAGTTTACTTTCTTTCCTATTAAAGTTCTTAACTTTTTAAACTCTGGATCTGCTTTAGTTAGACCAGTTGCTATTTCAGTTGTTTTACCATGTAAGTCTACAGGCTCCCAAGGTGTACCATCTTCTATATGTTTCCATACTGATGTTCCATCTTTATCTTTTTCATTCCAAGCTGTTACGTCAGATGGTAATTTATAATCATAGTCATGGCGTAAACCTGGTGTATCCTCTCTATAACATTGATAAGGACTATAGGCTCTAAGCATATTTAAGTCTGGATCTCCTACAAGAATAGTATAAAATGCTTGAACTCTTAACTCTACTTGTGAAAAATCTATTGATACTAATTTGCATCTTACAATCTTTCTAGGAGAGAATAATTCATTACCTTGACTATCTAAAATAGCATCTTTAGGCATTTGTTGCCAGTCAGAAGTACACCTACCACTTACAGTACCTACACTATTTATTGTTGGATATATTCTATCATTATATTTTAAATCTTTTTGAAATCTTAATATATATGCAGAATACCATTTTTCTAATGTTCTTAATTCTTGTATTAAATCAATAAATTGTATTGCAGGATGTTCAGGATTTTCTATTTTAAGTTTAGCTACTACATCTGATAATACATCGTTTCCTGTTGATGCCACCTCTAGATTAAAATCATTTGCTAATAACTCTTTTACTAATGCGTGTTGTCCTATTTGAAATTCACGACCAGCTATTTCATAAAGCTTAGCTCTTACTTCTTTTATATATTTTTTAAGTCTTAATCTAGATGCTTCAAGATATTCTTTATCTATTGGAAATCCTACTCTTTCCATTCTTACTAATGGATATATAAGTTTATTTTCATATTCTATTCCATTATAAGTTCCTCTTGCTTCTACTGCTTCTTTACATTGTTCATATATTTCTAATGTCCATACAATATCAAAATGAGCATATTTAATTAATGTAGTTCTATTAAGTTTATTATAAGGAATCATATCAGACTCGACTAGAGCACTTACTTTAGGTTGGATATAAACAGGTACATCATTTTGTAACCATTCATTATAAATTACTTTAACATCTTCAGGAAGGTCTGAAGCCTCTATTATAGGGTCTTTAAACATTTCTTGAACTACTGATAAAGTATAAGACTTATATCCATATTTCTCAGGTGGTTTTCCTAATACTTTTAATCTATCTTTAAGCATACTATTTAAGTTTTTTGCTATTTCTGTTCTTTCTCTAGCTAATTCTTGTTCGTGAAGTTTAGCATCTGGAGTTATATATTTTATAGCATAATCTTTTAATGCTAGTGGTGGACCACCATTGGCTGGAGTTAGAGCATCATGAGCATGTCTAATCCAAGCCATAGTATCCGATATATTATCTTCTTCATAAGGCAATCCTATATTAGTTAACATATGTAGATCAAAGCCTACATTATGTCCTAAATATATTTTTAATGTTTTTGCTAATGTATGCCACGCTTTAATTACTTCTGTTGCAAGTTTTGGCTGTCTTTCTATGTCTACTGCAAATGTGTATCCTTGTTTATTATGTTCATCTAAAAAGCCGAATTGAAATAGGAAAGGCTTGTCATTGACAATATGAAGTCCTGTAGTTTCAGTATCAAATCCTCCAACTGTTGGTTTTACTTTATTAAAAAGCTCAATCATTTTATTTGCTTGGAGATTTGTTTCAATGGTTACTGATGTCCATTTATACTTTAACATTAGGCTTCACCTACCTTTCCTATTTGCGTTTTCTTATTGATTAAATTTATTGTTTTTCTAAATCTTTCTGTTGGAATAATATTTGTATTATCAACTTTAATAAAATAAGATTTAGTTAAAAGTTGTAGTCCTTTTCTAAGTTCTTGTGGTTCTAATCCTGTTGTAGATTCTAGCATTGTTTTTGTTATTTCTACTTGTTGCTCTAATTGTAATACTAGATTAGGATACTTATTAAATATAAGTTGTAAAGACGCTACAGCCTCTTCATCGGTGTTTCTATATCTTAATTCCATTTCTACATATTCTTTAAACTTAAATGTTGGATTATCATAAAGTTGCTGTAAAATTTTTACGGCATAATCCACACACTCTTTCGTAACAATTATATTTTGAAAATCTTCTGATGCTGATATTATATATCCTGCTATTGCTGAAGCTATTCTAGAGATTTTCTTCCAAGCCTCTGTACCAAATAATTTAATATGACTTGGATATAATTTATTTAGTCTGTTTGATTCTTCTATGATATATCTTTCTATATCTGGATCTATAATTATTTGATCTGCTGTCCTTGTCCATATCCATCTAATACGATCTTTATAACATTCTACTGGTAGTGGTTCTATTGGTTCCCATAATGGGTCTATCTCTAATTTTCCTGTGTCAGGAAGAATTAATATAATATCGTATCTTGCTATATCTTCTGCTGTTGGTACTAATTCTGTTACTATTGATATTCCATTTGGATAAGATGCAATAGGTTTTATTTCTCCATTTGTCTTTGTATTTGTTAATGCTATCATTCTTACTAACGCTGGTAATACTGTTGTTCCTGATACTCTGGCTATTCTTACCTCATTTGAACTTCTTATATCAGTAAGTTCTTTTAATACATCTTTATTTGATTTACCAAATTCTTCAAAGATTATAAGTCCCATATGATTTTGTGGTATAACACCTGCTCTTGTTTGCATTGTTCCTGATGTTGATTTAGATGATCCTCCTATAAGTCCTGGTATTGTTGCACTATTTCCTGCTAGTGATGTAAATGTTCCTAAACCATATAATTTTCGTAAGGCATCTGCTGTACTTGATTTTCCTGTTCTAGACTCTCCTATTATTAAGGTATCTAGATATCCTCTAATATTTTTAACTCTACCAAAGTTAAATCTTAAAGGTGTGTTAAAGGATAAATCTATAATTTTTATTAAATCATTTATACCATCATATCCTATAAAAGACTTGTTCATTTCTACTAATTTATTTATTTTGTCTTCTATTGTTCCTTCTAAGTTTTGTATTGTTTTTAAATTATTAATAGTTTTTTCATCTAATTTAAAGCTTGATAAACTATCTGATGCTTGTCTTGCATTTAATATTATCATTGTTAGTTGGTTTCCGTGAAGCGGATGTGGTACTAATTTATATGTTATTTGATATTTCTTTCCACTTTCTAATTTCATACCTATTGAATATCCTGTATATTCCATAGGTTGCACATCTTTTTCTATTGTTTCATAAAGATCTGTTACAGATACTTTAAATACAGTTGTTTCTTGTACGGTTTTTATATCTAAATTTCTTTCAGAAGGTTTGTTAATTATATATTTTCTAATATAGTCAGTAATTTGTGCTTGTTTTAAATTATTATCTATTAAATATAATAGTTCTCCACAAGTTTGTGCTGTTAATTTCCATTCTATAGTGTCTCCTGTATCTAATGTATTTATTGCTCCTTCTGCTTGCTTTGTTTTTACTGCTTTTAATTCTTCAGGGGCTCTATAAGCTGTTTCTGATACTGCTACTACTTGTATGTTACTTTGTACAACTTGATTTACATATTTTTGAGAAGCCTCATATAGATCTACTGATGGATAACTCCCTTCTGTTTCAGGTAATTCTTCTTCAACTCTTACATATGCAGGTGTGTTTACTATACAATTTATTAAATCTTCTTTGGTCTTTTTGTATTTTACAAAATAGTCTGTTATATCTTCTCCTGGTTCTACACATATTTGATGAAAGTTTGTTACTACTTTTACTTCTTTTGCATAGTTTATAAGTTGATTTGCAAGTTTTATTGCTCCTTGTTTACCTGCTTCGTCATTGTCATAACATATTGCTACTTTTCTTCCTTTAAAAAAGTTAGGTAGTTTTGTTAATGATTTTTCTCCTCCTGTCAGTGTAATGGCATTTAGTCCATTTGATCTAGCTATTGCCATGTCTTTCTCTCCAGCACATATTATTGTTACTCTATTTTCTTGGGATTGTCTCCAAATATCAAACGGTATTATCATACCATTTGTTGCTCCTTTTAAAGATCTTATTTTTGGTTTTCTTCCAGGATCATAGATTCTTATATCTACTATTGAACCGTACATAAATACTGGGAATGCAATGGTGTCTTTTTCATTGGTTGGTGTTTTTATACAGAGTTCTTCTATTGTTTCTTCTGATATGCCTAAATTAAGTGCTCTTTGTTTCGTCTCCTCTGATAATGTCATTAATGCATTCCATTGATTTTTAGTATCTAGGTCTCGCTTGAAAAGCTCGACCAGTTTATACCTTTCTTCTTGTGAACATCCTGTAATTGCTTGTATAAAAGTCTGTTCATTATAGCTTCTATCACACGCTTTGCAATTAAATACTTGTTTAGTTGTGTTGACATGTGCTGATGGGATACTTTCTAGATACATTTTACCATCAGTCTGCTGATGTGGGAAAGGGCAGAGAACTGCGTTCTCGCCTGTTCCCTCAGGAAGCTGAAAGTAAGTTCCTAAAAAACTCACTAAAATTCATCCTCTACTACTGGTTTGGCATCTTTTGCATCGCTTGCATTTATCTTTGGAGTGGCAATACTCTCTCCGAAAATTTCTTTAGCTTCACTTATATTATAATAGATTTCATTTGTAAATAGATCTACTACAGCTCTATCTTGTCTTCCGTCAGTACCTTCTTCTATTTTTGTGTCTACTATAATTTCTTTTCCAACACATAATTTAGCGATATCTTTTAATTCAAATTCGCCTTCAAAAGATACTCCTATAGCTATTAAGAATCTTTTTAATTTGTATTGCATTAAAGAATGCTCTGATTCTGCTATAAGGTCAAATAATGTTCCAGCTGATTTTCCATCTGCTCTTTTAAGTTTATATTTTAAATTCAAATAAGGTGGTTTTGTTAAATCCTTTCCTTGTTTCATTTCAGCTGATTCTATTGTTGCAAAATAAGTTCCTGGTTCAGGAATACTAAATGGTTTATCACTTGGTAGTGAATCAAAATTAATTGCCATGTTTTTGTACCTCTCTTTCCATATTTTTAATAGCTAGACTAACTGATCCTAAACATTGTCCAACTTCTGTTTTAATAAATGTTAATGTATCTTCCATTAAAGTTAAATCTTTATGTCTAATATCTAACCAGCTTTGATTTAGTTTTTTATTTTCTTCAAAAGCTTTTTTAACCATTGCGTCTAATTCTTTATTTCTCATTTTTAATGCTGAAATAAAATATTTTCTTTCGTCATCTGTCATTTCCTCATAAGGTACATTTTCTAAATCCATAGCACTTCTTGTTACTGGTTCTTCTACTGAATTTACTAATTCTTCAGTAAGGTCTAAAGTTTCATTTTGTTCCATAATTATCTTCCTTTCAATTACATAGTTATTTTGACATAAAGTTTTTTGATTATGTCTAATGGTAAATCTTTAAGTTTTACTTCTTCATAGCCTTCTTGTTTTTTAAGTTCATTCCATACTACTTTAGCTGCTGAGTGTGTTTTTAAATATTCTGTAACTGCTGTTACATATTCTTCTTTTTGTTGTGCTAAAAGTGTATCAGGGTCAACTCCTTCTTCAAGATATTCTTTTAATTGTTTTAAAAGTTCTGGAGTAAATTCATACTCTTGTCCTTCTTCAAATATTGCATATCTTGATTTAGTACATAAAGCTATTGGATGTTTAATGTTTGAACCTTTATTACTTCCTGGACTTTGCATTTGTAATACTAAGTCTGGTTCATATTTAAGGTCTGCTTGTTGGATTTGTTGTTCTCCTAAAGATTGTAATTTCATCTTACCATCTTCTCCTGGAACATACTCCATTTTTTCTTTAACTCTAACTGTTGTTATTACATGAGTTCTATGGTCTCTGATTAAGTTAAGAAGTTCATTCTTCTCTTTAACTACTTCAGGGTCTCCCCAAGCTGCATAGCTGTCTTTTGCATATCTAGAGTCTTTAGCTTTAGCTTCGTTTAGTAAGTCTAATACTCCACCTTTGTATTGCCAAGCATGTGAAATACTATCTTCTATAACAACTTCTGCTCCTGCTTTAATTGCTGCTTCTCTGAAAGCTAAAAAGTTACTTGGTTTAAATCCTATATCAGAAGTTAATTGTCCTACTTTAAAATGTCCAAATTTCTTTCCGTCTGATGATGGTATATCAACAAATAAGTTTGCTGATTTATTTTCAGTATCTATATGAAAGACTTTATCCCAGTTTTCTCCTGATAAGTAATATCCTATTAATAATGCTAGACCTGTTTTTCCTTTTCCTGGTAAACCTTCTATCATTATTGATGCTTTACATTGAACTCTTTGAGCTTCTTCAAATTTAAACATTGGATTCTCTACCATTTATCTCACCTCCTTTTAATGTTGGTATCAATATATAGTAATAATCATTGTTGCCATCTAAACAGTGTGATTTTCTTCTAGAAGGATTTGCACAAGTATTATTCCAATTAAAATGTTCTAATCTATTGCAGTAAGGACATCTTGCTATTAATGTGTTTTTATCTTTTAGTTTTCCTTTAACTAGTGGATAATCTTTATAATATTTCATTTTATTGCCTCCTTTTAATATAATTTTTATAGTCATTAATGATGTCTGTATCTGTTTTTCTTTGTTTTACAAGTCTATAAAGTTGTTCATCATAGGTGTTTTTCATCATTAATTCTATTATTGTATGAGGCTTATTAGCTTTTTCTTTTGTTGTTGCTACAAATCTATCTTCTGCTTGTGCTATATCTGCTGCTGGTGGGAACTTATCACAGAAGATTATTGCTTCTGCTCTATCTAATGTTAATGCTTCTTTTCCTACATCTATCTGGATTATAAGTACATTTCGTTCTCCATTTTGAAATCCTAATTTATATTCATTTCTATTTTTAACTGAGGTACTTCCTATAATACTATAAAAACTTTCTTTAGGCAATTCTTTTTCTAAAATTTTTATAAATGATGTAAATTTACTGAATATAATTATTGGTGTTTCAGGATAATCTTTAATATATTGTTTAATCCATTCTAATTTTGGTGATTTTCCTTTTAATCCTATTAGCTCTGGTGCTAGGCATATCTGTCTTTCACGAATTAATCTATCTAATACACCTTGTACTATAACATCTCCAGTTTCAAAATATTTATCAAGGTCTTTTAGATACTTCTTTTGTTCTTTTGTTGGCTCTAATTTAATTTCTTGATAATCTTTTTCAGGAAGCCAATCCATTACTTCTTTTCTTTTTCTATTTGTACTTATATAATCTAATTCTGTTTGTAGTTTTAATTGTTTTCCTGGCTTAAATCCTAGTATATCTATATAAGTATGACCAGATGCTTGAGCTCTTCTTGTTGAGAAGTAATCACTAATAAATGTCCAATAACTTACAAATATTTTTGGATATAAAAAGTGTAATATACTGAATATTTCATAAGGCTTATTTGGTGCTGGAGTTCCTGTTAATGCTAATTTTCTCTCTATTTTTGATAACTTAAATACAGATTTAGCTACTGCACTTTTTGGATTTTTTATTTTATGAGCTTCATCTATTATTACTGCATCAGGATTCATAGCTAATATTTGGTCTATGTGTCCTGCTCTACCTTTAGTTTCTTCCATTGTTTCTCTATTTTTAATCTTTGGTACTATTTCTTTTAATGAATCGTATGATATTATAAGACCATCTGTCCAAGCTTCTATTTGTTTTTCTCTTTGAGCTCTTGTACCATTCACTACTATACAAGGTCTACAAGTCCATTTAGTAAATTCTTCTGCCCATTGATATATTGCTGATGCTACTGTAACTACAAGTATTTTTTTGTGTCCTTCAGTATCTAATGTTACTAATGCTGTTGGAGTTTTTCCTGTTCTTTGTTCATTAAAACATCCCATAGCTTGTTTTGTTTGTAATTTTTTCATATCTTCTTGTTGGTATGGTCTTAAATTATCTATCATGCAAGTCATTAAAATTCATCCTCCTCTATTATTTTTGGTCTAGTTGCTTCAATTACTTTTTCAGTAGTGTCTATTAAAATGTCTGAAATATTATCTGTTAAACCTTCTACTTTAAAGAAGTAATTTAAAGACCTTTGACAGCCTTGTGCTGTTATATCTACTTCTGCTAATTTAACTAATTCTGGAATTGTATAATTAGGAATATATCCTAGTTCTTTATATTTTTCATAACATACTTCTATAAATAATTTAAAATATAAATAACCTATTGTTCCTTTATTTGTAAAATGTCCTATCATATAGCTATTTACATCTAATTTTGTTTCCTTATCTATTTTCATTTTATCCTCCTTAATATATATCTTCTTCTTCTTTTGTTAATACTACTGGTTTTACTGTTGGTGCTATTGTTTCTGATTCTTCTTCAGGTTCTTCAAATAGGTCATTATCTACTTTATTTACATTTGGTGCTTTTTCCTGAGATTCTGATAATGGCACATAAGTATAAATAAATATTGGACCTTCTTTTGTAGTTTTTGTGTCAGTTAATTTACTCATTGCATTAATAAGTTGAGCTTGACCAACTGAACGAGAGTCTGATACATCTGATGCTAATTTTCTTAATTCTGTTTGTGTTAATATTTGAGCTTCTTGATCTATATAAGCAGATACTTCAGGATCAGTTAAGAATTGTTTCCATAATTGAACATCTTTTATAGTTGTTAATCTGGCTAAATCATAGTGATTCATTGATATGGCTTTTGCTTCTAATGCTTTAAATTGTTGCCACATTTCTTCTTTTTGAACTGAATCCATAATATACCTCCTATTGTTCTTCTTTAGCTTTCTTTATAAATTCTTTAATATCAAAATCTTTTTCATTTATTTTACCATTTGCTATATCTTGTAAAGTTTCATATAATTCTTTTGCTAAATCTCCTTTAACTTCTACAACTGTGCATGATGGTTCTTTTTTCTTTTTTGGTACAAAGTTTGTATATTCTTCTTTAATCATATCAAATATAAATTCAATACTATTTTTGTCTAACCATTTTTCATGAACTAATTGTAGCATTAAATAAGCTAATTTGTATGCTAGTCCCATTTCTGAGCCTGATACATCCATTCTAATTCCTTCTTTTCCTTCTGTTTTAAAAGTAAATTGTGTATTATAAACACTATTAATTTTGTCTTCCATAGACATTTCATTATTCTTCATTATTATTCTTCCTTTCTATTACTATATTTAAGTTTTTATAATCTTTTATTAAAAATTTGTTATATAATTCCATAAATTGGTTTAAACAAATTTGTTCTTCTTCTGTTAATCTTGGATATAATACATTATTTTTTGATTTGATTTTATATCTATCTATAGTTCTTAACGACTTATTGTATATTTGTGCTAAATCTTGTCTAGTTAGTTTATTAGTTTCTAATAAAACTAATATTTCCTGAGACTGCACAGCAAATTGTGGCGTAAATATTTTATCTACTATTAGATATAAGCCTGTTATATCAAAGTCTAAAATATTATTTAATCCTGCTAAAAATATTTTAATATCTGTTGGTTTATGTCTAATTGATTCTAATCTAGAACATAACTCTATAAAATCTATTTCATTTATCCTAGCTTTTGTTGGATTCATCTTGACATCTCCTTTCTTTTTTGATATACTTAAAATGATCTATATGCAGTCTGATTGGTTTGGTTGATAACCTTGTCCTAGTGATTGTTTCTTGAGAGAAGAGAGTATTCCGTTTACTCTCTTTTTTCTATGGTTCTATATAGTTATATGTTTTACGTAGCCACCCAGGGGGCTCGCGGAGTAAAACATAGTTACTATTATTGGTAGTTATTTTCGTGCTACATCTAATTTATATCAGATGCTTTTAACTTTTACATTAAAACATTCCAACCATTATAATTCTCTCTTATAAATATCTTTAATTGAAATATTAAATTGTGTTTCGTATTTATTTATTAAATTTTTAAAGTATTCAGGTTCTACTGATAAATAATATGCTGTTACTCCTTGGAAATGATATAATTCATCTTTTTCCCAGAAATGTCCTGATGTTTCAGCAACCATTAAATTGTTTAACATTGCTTTATAGTTCTTTTTATTTCTGTATCCTACTGTTATATTATTGTCTTTGTTAAGCATTAGTCCTAAATTCCAATTTCTTCCTGCTGATGAGCCATATCTTGTTTTGTCTCTATTTAATTGAAATGGAGTGTCTAATGTTCTGAATATTGTATCTATTCCTTCAACTATTTGTCTCCAATCAAAACTGTTATATCCTGATATAAGTATATCATCAGCATATCTTGTATAACATAGTTTGTGTTTTTGTGTAAATAATTTAATTGCATAGTCTATTGGTATCATAATTAAATTTGTAAGCATTGGACTCATTGGTGTTCCTTGTGGTAAACAATTATTTCTAAAACATAACCATAAGAAAGATTCTAAATCTTCTTCAGTAAAAGTACTGAATGGATATATTTTATGAAGTGTTTTTATTACAAATTCTGATGTACAATTTGGAAAGAAATCTTTGATGTCTAATTTTAAGAACCATCTTGAGTTATTTCTTTGATGAACTTTTAATGCATCTACTATATTTCTTGTTGGTACATAAGCGTATGCTGCATTATGATATAGTACATGAAGTTTATATTGGAATATGTTTTTCATTTCTTTAAGTGTTTCCATTAATTCTTCTTTTGGTGCATTTATTTCTCTCATTCCACCACTTCTCTTTGGTATAAAAAATGTGTAATATTCATCATTTATTGTTTCTTTTTCGTGATTATTTGTTAAGTTTTTTAGTAAATTAAGTATTTGATTAAAATTTTCTTGATTATGGTAGCTTGGTACACTACTTGTTATAACTGTTACTGTTTCAAAATCATTTCTGGTTTGTTGTACTGTTGGTATTGTAAACTCTCTACCATTAAATATATCATCTATTGAATATTGTTCATGTGTTGCTACTGGTTTGGTTTTATTCTTGAAAAATGTTAAGTACATTGTTTCTCCTTTCTATTTATTTATTGTATTCTAAAAATTCTACTGAAGGTTGTTACTGTACCGATGATTGGATCCTGGTGAGACTCATCTATGCATCTTAGACAACTGGATGACGTGCTCCAGGGACCTATAGGTGTGCAGTTGTGGCACTTGGTCGTTAAATTGATAACTAAATCATTAAGATTTGTTAATAATTTCGTTTCAACGCTGCTTCTGGATTACCTCCAGCGCTGTATGTCCATTCTGATGTGGTAATATTTTTCGTTCTTACCTTTTGATACTTTTAATTTAATCAAAAGCTTTGCTTGTGCAAAAATACCAATACAATTAAATAAATTAAAATGCGTCTATATAAAATGTTTTAAGGTCTATAATAATCATTTTCTTTAACTTGCCTTCTTTTACGAAGTTTATAAAGTTTGATAGTCCTAAGCTACAGATTGTTTTTACTGTTGTTATTACATTTAAGTCTGTACCACAAGCACTTACTGGTGTTTCAGCTTTTGCCTCTTCGTGTGTAAATGCCATAGTTTTTAATAGATATTCAAAGTTTTTATAATCTGCTGCGTAATGCTGAGCATCTGTTAATCTCATTCTAAAATCAAATACTGCTCTACAATATCTATTACTTATATTATCTTCTACTATAGCTCTTCTTGTATCTATACTGTCTACACATAAGAAGACATATCCGTTTAATCTGTCTCCTTCTTTCCATCCTTCAGGATGTATGTTTAATTTAATGTTAGGATTTATTGCGTGTAATATTTCTTCCATAGCATCTAATTTAGAAGTTCCTACTTGATAATCAAAATATTCTTGATTACATATATTTTTCATTTCTACTGTATCAAAATCATATAAATGTAATTCTTGAACTCCCATTCTTGTAAGCATTGTAGCTATTGTAGAACCTATTGCTCCACATCCAATAACGTGAATTGGACAATCAATATCGTCTATTGGTTGAAAATAATCTCCTTGTTTTATTGTACTAATCATAAAAACTACCTCCATAACTTTTATTTTTTCTTGGTCTACCTTTCTTTTTTGAAGATACATTTGGTGATGGGTGTTTTGTATAATATTCTTGAGCTGTTTCTATTTTTTCATCTCTTGTCATAAAGTTCCATTGATGCCATCCAACTCCATAATATCCTGTATAAGCTGCTGATTTATTTAATTCTGTTATTACACCTTGAATTAGTGGTAAATCTTTAAAGTCTTCTGATGTAAGATTTAGTAATAAATCTCTGAAGTTATATTCTTCTTCTAGCTCATCATAAGCATCAAATCTTTTAATGTCATCTAAGCTTGGAAGTCTTTCTCCAAATCCATAAGTTGGTTTTGGTGGTTCTTTTATATATCTTTCTTTTTCTTTTTCTACCCAGTTTGTTAGATAGTTGTTGTCTTCCATAATTACATTTATAATAATATCTTTTTTCTCGTATATTGTATTAGTTGCTAAATCATATATTTCTATAAAGTAATCTTCTTTTTTATTAAGTATCATAAATATATAAAAGTCATCATTCATTAAGCTTTGTAATATTTCATTATACCAAGTTGTATCTACTCCTGATGGATGTGTACTCATATTTACATGGCTATGTCCGTGAAATCTTAAATGATTTATATCTTCATCTGAGATTTCTTTATGAAGCCAATTACCATATTCAACATCATCTGTTACAACTGTTGCTGCTGTAGTAACTTGTGGATACATCATTATATCTGTAAGTTCAAATATTTTATCAGCATGTCTTGTTATTAATCCGTGCCAACCTATTTCTTTGCTTTCAGTTTGAACTAAAGACCACATTTTAAGCCAAGCTGTTGGTCTTACATTTAGTATAACTTTTTGATTATCTTCTAATGTATTAGCATTTGCTAAATCAAATGAAAATGATATTTTTGTATCTGAAAATCTTCCTTGTTCTAGTTTTTCTTTAAAATCTTCTAATGCTTGTTGTTTTAGTTCATCTGTTAAACTAATAAATCTCATTTTTATCTCCTTTCTAAACATCTATATTATCTGCTTCAGGAATAGTGTCTACAAGTTCAGGAGTTTCAGGAGTTTCTGAAGCATTATCTTCTCTATCTAATTGTTCAACTACATCTTTTATAGACCATAATTGACCGTCTGCTTTAGATAAACAAGTTTTAAGTTCATATATTCTAGACTCTTGTGCTATTAATTCAATAAAACGATTTAAAACTGCTGAATCAGTAAAGTTAATATTTTGAGCTGCTATTACCATATCATTAATAGCTCCACAAATATCTCCTTCTCTAATTGCTTCTTTTATTGGATTAAGATTGTCTCCCCAACAATTAAATCTTGTTAAATGTGGTTGTGGCATTCTTTCATAATCATAAGTACTTAAATTTAGACTACTTGTTCCTGCATCTATGTTAGCATTAACTAAATCTAATTTTACATAAGTTTGACAAATCATTTGTAATTCTTCTTCTACAAATATTCTTCTAAATGCTCTATAAATTTTACCTTTATAGCTTTGTGGACTATAATGATTTTCTAGTTGTGCTGTGATATATCTATCTAAAGGCTCTGGTTCATATATACTGATAGGAGCTATAATATTTAATACTAACATATTATTATAGCGACCACCATAGCTATAAAATTGTTTTACATTTAAACTTTGTACATATTTATTTCTTTTAACAAAGTCTAATATATCTGTAACTTGTTTTGTATCATAACCTTTTTGAGATAAATAATTCATATGAATTGCTTGAGCTTTTGCTAGTTCTTCATAAGCGTTTCCTAATCTTTCTTCATAATCTGCTATTCTGTTTTGTATATTGGTTACTTCTCTTTCTTGTTGCTCAGCTTTTTCAGTAATTCTTGAGTTTAATGCTTGTTTAATTAAGTCTAATTTTTGTTTTTCTCTAACTTCTGTTATATTATCAAACATATCTTTAAAATATTCTACAACAGGTTCTCCTTTTGAAACTGCTTTACAAACATTCATTACTGTTTCGTCTGCTTGTAATTCTTTGATGTCAAATAAAAATGGAAATAATGCAAGACATTGGTCAATTAATTTTGCTGAGAAATGATTTGATAATATCCATACTGTATTTTTATTATGTACTATTTTTAATTTATGTGTTCTATCTTCTGTTAAAGCTACTGCTAAACTTTGACGGTCTATGTATTCTTGACTTTCTCTACATAATGCTGAAACATATTCATATATTTTAGCTCCTGTAGTTGTATTAACAAATTGAATTTCATATTGTGCATCTGGTGCTATTGTATTAAATGGCATAGCTATTGATGTACCGTCTGGACTTGTTGGATAATAATAATCTAACTCAGCTTGTTTAAAATAATATCTTGAAGATGTAAGTTTGATTATTTTTTCTTTATCAGAAAGATGTTTTGCAAATATAGCCATCCAATATCTTACATTATTATATGTCATATTATCTAAGTATATACTTGAACGAACTGAATCACCTATAATTTCTGATAAAATTTCTTTTTGTTCAATGGACATATTTTGATATATGTTATCAATATCCATAATTAACTCCTTTCTATAATATTTCTAGAAAGAGTAACCCCTAAATTACTCTTTCATAACTATATAGTTTTAATTAAGCATTATCTGCTTTTGCTACTGATATGATATAAGCATTATCTTGTACACCAATATCAGCTAAAGTTCTTCCTAAATCAGAAGCTGTTAATGGTAAACCATCCATATGAATAGTACCAACTCCAGTATTAACTCCGTTTTCTGTTAACACTTCTCTTAAAGTTGTGTCAGGGTCTACTATGACTTTCTTTCTAGAAGTGTTTGTACCTATTGTAATATTTATCATTACGCATTACCTCCTTCTAAAGGATTTTCAATAGAATTAGCAACTTCCATTAAGTTTTGATTTAATTGTGCATAAGCTTCTAGAGCATTATGTTCAACTATATTAGCATTAATAATAATTTTAGCAAATTTTTCAGCTATTTCGTCATTTTCCATTGTTCCTTGAACTGTCATTAATGCTTTTCCGTCAGAATCTTCTTTGTTAAAGCTAATTCCATATTCATTAATTGAAGCTGTTTCAGCAAATGATAAAGCAAATGTATCATTTCCTTCTTCATCTTTAAGTTTTAAAGTTTCTGGCATATGTCTTTTTAACTTAAGAATTGCTTCCTTAGTTAATTCTGTGTTGAAAACTACAACACCATAGTTTTTTAAATTGATAACTTTCATGAGTTATACCTCCTATATAAAATATTTTATATAATTTCAGGCTAGGGTACCTGTAATTATTTTGGTTCAAGGCTACGATTGATTCAGCTCATAGCCCAGGGCAACTAGTCAGATTTACTTTATATCCTGACTGCAATGTCTATAACATTTTCAATAAGAACTAGGCACCAATAAAAAGTTCTTATTGTGTAGTTATAGTAAACATCACACTTTTCAATAACTGAAAAGCCAAATAGTAAAAATGTGCTAGAGATTATGAATTATGCTCTAGCTCCCCATAAACTGATGCTATCTTAATTCTATGGGCTGGCTTCGGAGACTAGACTCGAACTAATAATACAGGAGTCAAAGTCCTGTGTGATACCAGTTTCACCACTCCGAAATGTATTAAGAAACATATCTAAATATAGGTCCTACGCTAACTCTACCTACTGGTAATCTATTTCTGTCTTTAGAACCTCTATTTACACAAAATTTGTATATTAATAAAGATTCATCTTGAGTTCTTTTGAATTTTTCTAAATCTTTAATTAATATTCTTCCGTATAATGTATATGTTGGATATACTTTTAATTCAACATCTTCTTTTGGTCCAATATCAAATAGTGCACTCATAAACTCCTCCTTATCAATATTTTTATTTACAGGGACAACCCCTTCCCGAAGGGACAAGGGGTTGAACCTATTGTTTACATAAATTGTTTTATTTTATCTTATATTCTCTTAAATTAACTGATTTTAATATATCATATTATTTAGATTTTGTCAACTGATTTTTATAATAATTTTTTCTTTGGTTTGCTGCTGAGATAGAAGCTACTTTATATTTACGCATTACATAATCAGCACCATATTTAGCAAAATCAGATATATATTGTCTTTTAACTTCATCGTTAACAATTCTACCTGTTGCTTTTTCTTCTTCAGGAATTTCAGGGTCTTCTGGAACTTCTTCAAGTTTTACAGGTTGTGGTATATCTACTAAGCCTAATGCTATTTTAATACACTCATCTATTTTATTTATTTCCTGTTCATCCATAATTCCTATGAATCCATCACATAATTTTTTAGCTACAGTAATAATATTTTCACATAATACTACTGATTCAGTATTACTATAAATTTTAGTATTATAATGTGTTGGTTGTGAATTTATTTTTTCTATATTTGTAGTACAAGGTACTACTGTTAAATTATCTGAAAATAAATTTCCTACATTATTTGAAACGATGATGCAAGGTCTTCTTCCAGTTTGAACGCTGTCGCCATAAGCTGTAGGTAAATTAACCCAATAAACCATTCCTCTAGCATATCTAGATACCATAAAACTACACCTCCTTTATATAACATCGGGGCTCAGTAGGAACAGGCAGAAGCTTATAAAGCCTCTGCTGTGTCCTCTGTAGTGTCTTCTAATAAGTTTCTTCTAACTCCGAATGATACGTTTCTTCCGTATTCATTGTAGCTAACATATAATTTGTAGATAAAACCTTTTACTAATACATCTGATAGTTTAACATCATCACCGAATACTCCAACTTGTCTACCAAGTGTTTGAATAGTGTATTCAATTTGCTTTTTATTGCTACCAAATATATTATGTAAGATTTCTGTGTTAGCGTCTTTGAATGTTAATTGAACATATCCTCCTTGTGAGTTTCTTACTTCTTTAACATCTGTTAAAGGTAATTCATAATTTCCTTCTGCAACTGGTTGTTTAACCTCTGCTTTTTGATTTAAAATAGACATAACTGTCTCCTTTCTCTTATTTAACGTATAAGTACGAATAATAAAAATTAGATAAGGGATTTACCCCTTTCACAAGGGGAAAGGGGAAATCCTTTTTAAGATAAAATTTGTTTTAATCTTTTGTAGATATTTTTAGGCATTATTTTCTTTAGTGCTTTTAATGTTTTTCTCATTTAATTTCTCCTTTCTTGCTAATCTATATTTTCTTTCACATTCTTTACACTGATAAGCATATCCATCTGGATTATTTCTTTTTCTTCTGAAGTGATAAGTATTAATAGGTAAGCAGTTTCCACATTTAGTACAAACTCTCCAACCTGCTGAAGGTCTAATACCATCACTTCTAGTATTGTAGTTTATACTATCCCAATCAACTGTAATATCAGGAACATCTTTATTCATAAATAAACCTCCTTTCATAGATTTATAGGAGAGCTTATAGCTCTCCGTTTAATACATAATCCATATGAGTTCTTTTTGTAGGTATTTCACAATAGCATATATGATTATGTTTATCATCTCTCCTGACAAGCTCTTTGCACTCAGGACAAATATAATACAAATTCTTATCAAATGCAAATGGTATTTTGTTTTTATGGTAATATACAACTTGTTTAAATGCTATATACCAATCGTATTCTGTAACTGGATATGTAATCTCATAATATCTAATATATCTTTTAATTCTTTCTTTAGTTCTCTCTGGTATAACTTTATACTTATGTTCTTCAGGAGCTTCTGTGTAATAGCTACCCATATATTCTACATTACCACCTGGCAGATGGAAAAATGTACTAGTTTGTCTAACTAACTCTGTGTAGCTAGGTTTAAGCCCTGAATTGCAATTTTCTCTAGACCTATAAAATACTGTAATACCTTTCTTAAATGCAAAACTAACAGCTTTTTTAACTAAAGGATTATCTGCATCATTTGGGTCATCATATACTATTAAATACTTAGTATTATATAATATAGCCCAGAACCTTTTGATATATCTCTCATAAGGCTCAAAGCTCATAGCACTATATAAATTGATTACTGAAGTGTTTAATTTCATTTGAGTTATTATATATTTACTAGGTGGGAATAATGTTGTTAAATCTTTTGTATTAATTTCATAATTATTAATCTTAATTTTCATTTTAAATTACCTCCTTTATATCAATAAATATTCTATCACAGTGATATTCAATTATGTGATATATTTTATTTTCAACTAATATATCTTCTGGATAGTAGTCACTTAAACAATCCCAATCACCTATTGATGTTTCTACAGTCATATCGTATGTTCCTAGGTGTTTATTTATGTATTCTTTTAATTCTTTAATATCGTTTGTTTCATAGATAAATTTTTCAAAATCATAATCAGATTCTTTTTTAATTAATTTCATACAAATCATTTCCTTTCTTATAATTTTTACAGTGGAGACCTTTGTGCACAAGGCACCAAAGGGCGGAACTTTCTTTTGTAAATAATAGATATACAGATTTACACCTGATGTATGTAAACCCAGGTCTTAAAGAAGGAATCCCTAAGCAGGGATTACTTCTTTAAGTATGTATTCAGCTTCGGGAGTGTCTACTAACTCTGTTTGCGTAGGTTTAACTAGGACAAAAGTTCTACCTTTGAACTTGAAATATAGGTTGTTCTTCTTAGTGTTGAATACTGGTCTTATGTACTTATAACTAACTGGTGTTTCTTCTGTGAATAGGCTCATCTGACCTTTGATTTGTTCCATAATCGGTTTCTCCTTTCTATCAAATTTTATTCACGTAATGTAAAGCATCGCCAGTCAAGAGTTAGAAAATGTTAATAATCTCAGCTCCTTGATTTACCCTATTTGGAGATTATTTACATTTTCTTACTTGCTCTTAGAAACTCTTATGCTATAAGTTGACTAAGCTCCAGAGGCGTTACTACTTATGGGCATTAGAGTTTCTAGAGCTCTTGACAAGATGCTATAATGAAGGGAATAAAATAATAGGCTGGTTTTACTGAGCAAATAGTATTTGTTATAAAAATAACAAACGATAGTGATTTAAACAGTAGAGTATTTTTATTACAAATACTTTGCGAAGTAAAACACATTCATAGTGTAATTTCAGAGATTTAAACAACAATTTATTGTTGTGGTTGCGTTAAGCGATTAGAAGTTCTTACGCCATAAGTTGAGTTGCTGAGTGGACAGACTGCTTATGGGCGTTAGAACTTCTTGAGTAGCAATAAATCTTTGAAATTACTAGCATACAATTTCTAATGTTGACAAATGTCAACATTTGCTACAGAGATGAGCTTCTATGACATAGAAATTGTGTGCGTACTATGAATAGACGGAGCAAACAAATTAACCTACGAAGTCTAGCCCGAAATTCTGTCGCTAAATTGAGACAGCAAAAATATTTTATTTTATATTATAATTATTATTATATCCTTTTTATGTATAATATATATATATATAATATATATGAAAATGACATATTGTCTAAAAAAGTAGACTAGTGTCAACTTGATATATAGTGCATATATAGTTCATGTATATATTTTGTAGTTAAAAAGGATATAGAGAAAAAATTATTTTCGAGCGAGTCGCAAAAATGAAAAATTTGAGTGTCTTAAAAAAGCGACAAAAATTTACTGACGCACGATGGTTTATCTTGATTAAAAATAGGCAAATATTAAAAGATATATAATTTTTAAATAAAACAAGGGGGGCGGGTTTAAAATTTCGCCTCAGCATACGTAGACGATATATTATATTCCCCCTTTTTATTTTTCATTGCTTTAATATCACACAAAAATATCCTACAAATTTAAAATTGCATCGTAATCCCCTTGACAAAAATTGCATCACATGATATTATACTCCTGAGGTGATTATATGGCATTCAAATCTGAAACGAATCCAAAAGCAAAGCTTACTAAAGAACAGGTTGAAATCATAAAAGCTGCCTTAAAGAAAGGTATTGCAGTTAAGGATTTAGCCACAGAGTACAAAGTATCTCCTTCAGCAATATCCAGAATAAAAAGAAATAAAACATGGAGGTAAATATGAATCTAACAATTAATTGGAATAAAGAAACTAATCAAGTTGCATCGTCATCTGATGAACCTATCAGGATAGATGAACTTATGACACTACTTTTTACAGTACAACTTGCATCGATGAACGAGATGAAAGAGCAAGCACAAAACGATAAAACCCTGACACCAGAACAGGTTCAAGACATAATAGGAACTTTATACGACAATTTCAATGCTGGAGCGTCAAATGTCTTATATCTTTTCTGCCCAGATAAAGAGCTGCATCCAGACCTTACAGTAGAAGCTATGAAAGAAGCAGAGGACAGATATATGTACAACCACTTAAATAGAGAAACAAGAAGAGAAATAGATAAAAAGACTAAAGGAGAAACTAAAGTTCTTAGATTTCCAGGACAAGATAACCATATTCCCCATATAGATTAGGGAGGGAAATAAAATAAATGAAAAATTTTAGTAAATGTCCAAGATGTGGTTCACCAACTAAACCTACAATCTCTTGGGCTGGGACTCCAAGTGAATTTTGGCTAGAGTGTACCAACCCAGGATGTAACACTTACATAAACACTTATATCCCACAGCCACATCAAATAGCATTCCACAAAGACAACCACTTATTCACAGGAAACTTTGGAGGATACGGTTCAGGAAAGACTTTAACCTCTAGAGAAGAACTGTATAAACATATCTTTTTAACACCTGCAGGTAATTCACTAGTAGGAGCTAATGTCAGCTCCCAGTATGAGCAAACTATTAAAAGAGATATAGAATACGACATCCCTAAAGCGTTTATTCAAAACTCTTCAGCAATGAAAGCCTACTACGATTTCCAAAATGGGCATAGACTTCTATTTAGACCATTCGATGATGTAGATAAGCTTAGATCTTACAACTTAACTATGTTTGTTATAGTTGAAGCCTCAGAATGCAAAAAGGAAGTTTACACACAGCTCAAAACTCGTTTAAGAAATACTCAAGCAGGAGTTCAAAAGAAAGACAAAAGAGGAGATCCAGTCTTTAAGTTCAAAGGCAATCAAGCAATCCCAGTCATGGAAGCGGATTGGAGAAGAGGAATCATAGAGTCAAACCCTGATTCAGGATGGATTAGAACCGATGTAGTACTTCGTTCAGGAGAGATACATAAACATGGAGATGTATTAGATGACTTTGCAATTCCTGATGAAGACAGAGATCCGTTTATCTCAACACATATAACAACTTCAGCAGTTAATGCGTACCTACCTGATAACTTTATAGAGCAAAACTCACAAGGTAAAACGAAATGGTGGATACAAAAATACCTTTATGGATCTTTCCAATACGCTGCAGGGCTTGTATATCCTAGTGCTATGCAATATATCGTTGATGACTTTGAAATACCAAAGCATTGGAAACGAATAGTAGCATATGACTATGGACTTAGTGATGACTCAGTATTCTTACTTGGTGCAGTAGACGAAGAGAAAGGACTTGTCTACATCTATGATGAAGTGGTAACTAATGACAAAAACATAGCAGAGCTATCAAATCTATACTTTGAAGCAACTAAAGACATCCCATCAGGTGGAATGATCTGCCCACCTATTATAGACCCTAAGTCAGGATCTAAAAGAGACTACGATAAAAAGACTTTAGCCGATCACTTTTTAGACTACAACATCGCCTTTAAACCAGGTGCTATTAATAAAGACGCCAGAGTTTATAGAACAAATACCTACATAGAGCTAGGGTACCTTCGTATAATGAAGAAGTGTAGGTACTTGATCAACCAGCTAAGAGAGTACAAGTTTAAAACAGATGGATCAGATGAGCTAACCTTTACAGACAAGCCAGTAGATAAAAACGACCACGCTATAGTTTGTTTAGAGTGGATACTTATGGAATTACCAGCAGATCCTAGAAACTTACTTTATGGAATTTATAACAAAAAAGGAATTGATTTAGTAGGTACAGAGCAAGAACAAAAGGATAGAGAATACGCAGCATGGATGTTTGAAGATGCAGAAGACACTTCTTTTGACTCTTTTGACGCACCTATTTATGATTAAGGAGGAAATTATGAGATTTGAAAAATTAAACGAAGAAGCTATTATGCCACAAAGAGCAACTAAACAATCAGCAGGATATGACTTAGCAACACCAGTAGAAGTCACAATCCCTGCTCACTGTAGGGTTTTAGTACCTACACATATTACAGCAATGATGATGCCAGATGAATATTTAGCAATAGTACCTAGATCTGGATTAGCACTAAAGAAAGGCATCACTGTTTTAAATACTCCTGGAACTATTGATGCAGACTACTTCCCAGGAGATATAGGAGTTATACTTTATAATACTACTGATGAAGATGTAACATTAGAAAAGAATGAAAGAATAGCTCAAGCTATTGTTCTTAAATATGGTTTAATAGATAATGATGAGCCTAAAGATGCTGATCGTCAAGGTGGTTTTGGATCTACAGGAAGGAGGTAACTATGTTTGGATTTTTATCAGTAATTACTATTTGCATTACTTTAATTTTTGTGATAAACTTAATACAGAAACATCCTATAACTTTTATCATTCATAAGAAAATCGAAGAAATCGCTGAACCCGTTAAGCCTCTAACAGCAGAGGAACAAAAACTCCTAGAAGACCAACAAGCTATTAACGATGGAATGAATGAAGTTATTAAGTTAACACAAGAATTTTTAGGAGGTGAAGTAGAAGATGCCGATGCAGAACGCTAAGCAAGATAACGCATCACTAACTCCAAAAGGTAATGATAAAGCAGGAATTAATGATGCAAAACAAAGGAGAGAACAAAATAAGTGCCCTATTAAACTAGAGACACTTCAAGAGTATTGGGATCTTATGAAACAACACTACTCTAGAGATCAAAAAAGAATGAGAATGCTAGAGCAAGTAGATTCATCAGATCTATGGAAGTCTATGAGAGCTAAGTTTCCAGCATATCAAATACTTCCAGATACAAATTTCGTAAGTTATGTAAAGAATAATTTAGTTGCATCTTTATATACAGTTATGAAATCAGCTGAAATTTTACCAACATCTGAAGACGATAAGCAGATTTGTGCTCACTTAAACATAGCACTAGAGAGAATTTGGAGCTTAGGTAATTTCGGACAATTCCAATTCCAAGCTGGGTCTAATGCCGCACTCTTTAATGTTGGATACACTCAAGTAGGTTGGGATGAAAATGTTACAGCTGGTTCAGGAGATGCTTTATATAAAGGTAATGTAACTTTAAAAAATATAAGCCCAATTAAATTTATGAGAGATCCATTTTCTACAAGTTTGGATTTAGCAGGATACTGTTGTACTTATGATAAATATCATAAATCAGTATTTGAAGAGAATCCACACTATAAGGAACAATTTGAGTGGTACTTAAAGAAAATGAAACAAGTAGATGAAGCTGTTCCAATTCCTCAACTTCCAGGATCTAATAAGGTTCCAGACAAAGACTACTTTACACTTATAATTTTCTGGGTAAAAGAAAATAAAAAATTATATGAAATCCATGTAATAAATAATGATACAATACTTTACTGGAAAGAAGTAAAGCCAGGATTATTCCCTATAGCTGAGCTTTACTGTGAAGATCCAGGAGAAAAGTTAGTTGGTATAAGCCCTTGTGCTAAGATATTTGCTAATAATACAGCATTTAATATTATGCAATCTCTAGCACTTACAGCTGAGTTTAGAAATCAAAGACCACCTAAGTTTGTATCAAACCAAGCAGGTCTTAACATCAGAGCCTTCTCTAAATATGGAGATGATCCTGATAAGACATTTATAGTTAATGGAGATGCTTCTAAAGCAGTACATTACCACGAATATCCACAAATCTCAAATGCTATGCCAGGTAATTTACAAAACTTACTTGAAGGTATTCAACTAGTTTCAGGAGTAGATCAAAGATATACTGGTAGAGACACAGGAAGTATTATCACTACTGGTGGTACTGAAGAGATGTTAAACCGTGTAACTATGATAGATACTCCAAAGATCATGAACTATGAAAACTATACTAAGAAGCTTACAAAACTAGTTTTACTAAACCTTTTAGAGTATGCTCCAAAAAGAAAATATCTTAGAAAGAAGCCAGGAACAGCTAATACTTATGAGTCAGTAGAAGTTGATTTTCCTAAAATTGATACAGATACTTTATTTGATTATGAGATTATTATCAGTTCTGAGCTTCCAAAGAATAAACAAAGAATTGCAGAAGCTGCAAACTACTTGATGGAAAAGCAAATGCAATATAACCAAGCTCAACAAGGTATCCAGCTTATTACTGAAGAAGAGTGGTTACAAATGCAAGACTTACCATTTAAAGAGCAAATGCTTGAGCGTATGGGACTTCAAAGACTTGATAATGCTGTACAAGATGTTTCTCAAGTTTTATTCCAATATGCTGACCTTGTATCTAAAGGTATCCAACCTGAAGATGCTATTATGGCTACTGCACAGACACTTGACCAAACAAGACGTGGTCAAGTTCCTGAGCCAGGTATAGAAGATCAAATACCTGGAGCTCAAGTTAATCCAGAAAATGCACCTTTACCTCAGGTGTAATTATAAAAAACTTTTCAAATTCTATGATGCAATACCTAAATTTTTATAAAAAGGTATTGCATTATTTTTTATTTTATTGTATTATAAAGGTAGAAGTAGAATTAGGTGTCCGCATCCCTTAAAAATGTGTGTAATGTTTCTACGCTCCGTTATTTGGTCGCCTACAAATAATATTAAGGAGTGATTTAGGTAGTATGGAAGATGATGTAATATCACAAGACGATTTCCTAGCTGCATTTGGAGTAACTGACTCAGCTAATCAGGGTACTCAGAATGATGGAGATCAAAACCAAGATGATACAAACACTAATGCTGAAGGTGCTAACCCAAGCACTGGAGATCAGAATCCAGAAGGTTCTGAAACTCCTAAAGATGGTGAAAATTCAGCAGAAGGTGCTAGTAACAATCAAGGTACACAGAACAACACAGAGGATCAGGTAAGTAAATCAGCTCAAGCATTCGCAGCAATGCGAGTAGAACTTGCTAATAAGAATAAATTATTAGAAGGAGTTGCTACAGTTCTTGGGTTAGATCCTAAACGAAAAGATAGTATGGATCAATTACAGACAAAGCTAAATGAAGCTTTGGCTAAAAAACAGGGACTACCAGTTGAAACTCTAGAGCGTCTAAATAAATTAGAAGAACTAGAGCAACAAAGAAACATAGAAAGCATTAGAAACAATGCATTTCAGGGGTTCCAAAGAGTTAAAACACAATTCAATTTATCAGATCAAGACTTGCAAGAGTTTGCAAATAGTCTAGTAGCTGATGGAAAGAATCCGTTTATAACACCTTTGGATTTAGTAACTGAATATAAATTAAAGAATTTTGACAAACTATTAGAACAAGCTAAGAATCAAGGTGCTCAGGATGAAATTAATAGAGCTGCAAAAGCAAATAATAATGCTTCAACACCAAATAATAAACAAGGTGGTACAGCTCAGAATGATGAACCTGAGAAGATTACAACTGTTAAACAGTTGAATGAATGGTTTAACCAACAACAGAGTGGGAAATAGATCACAAAATTTTTTAAGGAGATGATTTAAGATGCCAGATTTAAAATTAAATTCAAGAGCAGATATCAACTCTTATGTTGAAATGGCTCAAAACGCAGGTCCTGGAGTTATAAATCCAGAAGTATTCTATAGCAAACAGCTATTAGATACAATTAGATATGATGCATCTGATTATGTATATTATAGAATCGCTGATGCAGCACCAATACAAGAGAAAGCTGACAAAATCCAAATAAGAAGATGGGCTCCATTACAAGCTCATACTGAACCATTAGAGGAAGGTATCCCACCTAAATCAGATAAAGGTTCTGTAGAAAAATATGAAATTACTGCTTACCAATATGGTAGATACATGGAATTTACAGATAAAGTATCTTTCCAAGTAGTAGACCCAGTAATTGCTCATTATACACATGAGTATTCATTAGTAGCTATGGAAACTTTAGATCTATTAGCTAAGGATACATTACTATCAATAGCAAACAGCTACTTCGCTGGAGCTGCTGTTAACTTTGAAGCTTTAACAGTAGATAGTAAACCAAGAATGGTTGATTTAAGATTAATAGTTCTTTCATTAAAGAAAGCACTAGTTAAACCTAGATCAAACGGAAGATTCCATGTTATAGCTAGTCCAGAGTTCTTCTATGATATGATCTCTGATCCAATCGTAGAAAAATATATGACTATCAATAACACAACAGGAACAATGTATCAAAACAGTATGTTAGTTCCTATGTTTGATATGGAATTTTATGAGAGCTTCTTAACTCCTACATCAGGAGAGTTCATTAAAGATGGTAAACAATCTTTAAGAGTTTACAGAGTTAACGCTACAACTGGAGAATACGAATTTAGAACACTTGACGAAGACACTACAATCTCAGGAACAACAGACAAAGTGTTCAGAGTAGAATCTGGATATGTTAAGGATGTAAGAACTGGAGATAACGCTTCTTATATACCAAATCAAAGAATTTGGGACTTAGCTGCTTATAACGAAGCAGAATCAGACACTGCTGAAAACGGAGATTGGGTAGAGTTCAAAGCTCAACACGTTCTCGTTGTTGGTAAAGACGCTTTAACAAAATCAGGATTAACTGGTGAAGAATCAGCTAAGATGTATGTTAAAGAAAAAGGTAGTGCTGGTGTCCTAGACCCTATCGATCAAAGACAATCTATAGGATTCAAGATCAATAGTGTTGGATTCGGATCTACAAGATTGGAAGCTGTTGTTGATTATATCTGCGTACCAAGCCAAGTTAATGCTCTTTAATATAAGGGGGTTTGCTAATTATGGCAGCAAAGAATAATCCTACAACAACATCTACTCCAGCAGTAGATATTGCAAAGGTAGAAGAAAATCTTAATCGTGCAGACTTAGCTATGATCAAACAAAATAGAGAAATAGCTCAAGCTTCTGCACGCAGAAAAGAATTAATAAAATATTACAAAGGTGAAAAACAAGTTGTTACTTATGTATCACCAATGTATAGACCATACTTTGGAAATGTTATGACTGTTACTATTAATGGTATCAGTATAAGATTTCCAGTAGATGGCTCTAAACAGGAAATACCAGCCACTTTTGCCGATGAAATCGAAAGACGCAGACGCAATATTGACAATATTGAAAGAAAGCAAAAAAGAATGGCTGCGGTCAGAGAAAACGAAGACAAAGGCTCTATTGGATCATTAAGTCTATTTTAGACAAAAGGGTGAGGTTAATTCCTCACCCTATTTTTATTAAAGGAGGAATTACAATGTCAGTAAATACACAAGTTTCAGGAACGAAACAATTAAATATACAACCTTCAAAAAATCTTGGTACAGTAATAGATACTCAAGTATCAGGAAATTATAGAGAAGGAGTACATCAATATAAAAAGATCACTGATGTTCAAAATACACAAGTTAGTGGAGAAAGACACAACACTAACTATATGGGTATTAATGATGAAGGTATGGACATCAGAGAAGCTAAGAAAATTACAGGAAATGAATTAAATGTAGAAACATATCCTACAGCTCAAAAAGCAAAAGCTACATTTATAAATAACGCAAATGAAGAAATAGCTAGACAAGAAGCAGATAAGAAAGCTAAAGGTTTCCCAGATCTAGTTAGTATAGAAATAACACATGCACCAACTAAAGTTCAATATGTAGAAGGTCAAAACTTTAATACAGCTGGAATGGTAGTTGTTGCAAACTATGATACTGGTGCTTCTAAAGTTATAACAAATTACACAGTAGTAAATGGAGAAAATTTAGCAACTGATGTTACTTCAGTAAATATATCATTCTCTCAAGGTTCTACAATTAAATATGCTAGTCAAGCAATTACTGTTATTGCTAAAGCATTAGAATCTATAGAAGTAACTACAGACCCAACTAAAGTAACTTATGTAGCTGGTGAATATTTTGACCCAACAGGAATAGAAGTAACAGCAACTTATAATGATGAATCTACTGTGGATGTAACAAATAATGTAACTTATACACCAACTGTAGAAACAGCTTTAACAGTTGAAGATACTTCAGTTACAGTCGCATATGAAGGAAAAACAGATACTGTAGCAATCACAGTTACAGGAGAATAGGAGGTATAGAATATGACTAAGCAGATGATAACTTATTTATTTAATGAGAAATTAGCTGGAGAACAGTTTCGTTATTCAGAAATAGTATCTTACTTAGACCTAGTTATTGATGAGATCAATGCTGATCTAAGCTCTTGTTATCCTGCTTTCTCAGTATTTGAGCCTTCAACTTACCCAAATTATAAACTAGAAGAGTATTTAGTTTTAGATGCAAAGGGTAATCCTACTTTTGATGCAAATGGTAACTTAGTTATAGATGAAGATAAAAGAAGAGCAGTTTATGAGAACTACGACTTCTTTCCAGATAAATATATAAGATCTGTACTTATACCAGGAGCAGCATATAAGTGGTTCAGTGTAGATGAAGAGGGAGCTTCAACAGCCCCTCTACTTCAAGCTGAATATGAAAAAGCTAGATTTGAAATGGTCCGTGATTACATTGATTATGTACCTTACGAATATGTAAATGATACAATCGGTGGTATCAGGGATCCATTTTATTGGGATAAACTTAGAAGAAACTCAGAAGCATTCGGAGTATTCTAGAAAGGAGTAACTTATGGCAAACACATCAGAGTTTGGTTCAAAGCAAAGTCTACAACAATTTAAAAAATTTAATAGAAGCAGACGTGTACAATATTCTGAAGAATCTTTTGCTTCAGGTATTAAGTTTGCTACAAGTCCTCTAGCTCTAGGTTATGCTAGAAATCTAGTTAACTATGACTTAGGTACTGATGGTGAATCATTAATTCCTAGAGAAGGATTAAGAGCTTATGAAATTAGTCAAGATGTTAATCCTACAGAGATTTATGATCCAGAAGCAGAATATGAAGAAAAACAAATATATCATGCCTCTGAAAACATAGAGGAAGATGGATATAAATATAGAAGAGCTTTAATAGGAAATGTTAAAGTAACTAATCAAAATAAAGATAAAGCAGTAAAAACTGGAGATCTAGATTTACTTACAATTTATCCAGAAGGTAGAGGAGGACAAGTACATGATTATACTGAAACAGAAGAAGTGACTGCATTAGCACAATACACTGTATCAGATGATAATTATGAATACTTTTTCAACTCACCTACTAAAGCTATAATACACGGTATAGAACTTAAAGATCCAAGTTTACTTGCAACACATATAGGTGCAGAACTTGCAGCTGAAGGTACAAAGCACTACTATTGTTTCAGGAAAAATAAAACAACAGGAGTAGTTAAACCAGTATTTATAACTTTTGATACTACTTTAAATCATTATGTATTTCAAGAGTTAACACCTCAAGAGACTACAGCTTATAATGCTACATTAAGTATGTATAACATGTTACAAGATGATCCATATACTTTTACAGATAGAGATGGTGCCGCTTCTTTACAGTTTATGGGGTTATATGTGGTTGATGAAAATGATAGAGCTGTTCAATCTACATATATAAACACAGAATATATTTTTAGAGCTAATTATGCTGTAAATCGTGGTGGTAAATATAAATTAGTTTGGGAATGGAAAGAACCTGTTGCATCTAGTTGGACTGAAATAAAAACAGAATATATAGAGTTTCCTTCTTCAGGAGCACTTCCAAGAGTTCAAATTAAATGGACTTCACCAGTTTCAGCAGTAATTATAAGAGTGCAATGCTTCCCAATAGACTC